AACCCCCAATCATAGGCCCTTCCAGGACTGACCTCTCCAGCTACGGCCCCACAATCTTGCCATCTGCATGCATTATGATGGCCGGAATCGACCCGTAGAGTGCTCAGGACACCCCGGAAATCGAGCGTGAGTGGGCCTACAAGACGCGATCTCCAGCAGGGTGGTATCTGACTACCCCCCACCAGAGATCGGCTGAAAAACCCCCACTCAATGTCGGATTTTCTACCAAACTGCCCCCATTATGGGGCTCTCGAACCGGCGCTTCTTCCCCCGGTTCTTGCGCTCCGCCTTGTTCACCAGACGCTGCATCTGATGGAACGGCATCCCGAGGAACTTCTCTCCCGCAAGGGCGGGCTTCTCGGTGAACGAGTACACGTCACGCGCAATGCGTCCGAACGGGAACCAGGTCCATACGTGCTGGCTGGCGAACTTGTCCCAGTCACCCGTCATCAGCGTCCCGAACGTGGCGTACGGGATACGCATTACGGGCGGACTCACCACCTGAATAACCGACAACGGATACGGCAAGGGCGAGTAGAACGAGCGCTCCTTGTCCTCGTCGTCACCGAAGAAGAACGTCGCCATTTCCTTCAGCTGCGAGAGCGGCCCGCCCAGTACGGACGAGAACATCGAAGCGGGAAACAGCATGGCCAGTCCCCACATGAACAGATCGGCCGTCATCCTGCGCTGGAGCTTCTGGAACGCTTCTGTCCCTTCGTCATAGCCCAGGGCCGCGGCTTCCTTCATGATGTCCACACGCATCTTGGTGCTCTTGAAGGCATACATCTGGAAACGGGAGAACACGCGTCCCAGCATCGTGCGGGCGAAGGCAGGACGCGCTGCGTTGTTGTACAGGAACTGGGTGCCCGCGACCCCACGGTTCGCCATAGCGATCAACCAGGGATCGTCGTACTTGAACGTTTGCATCGAAGCGCCCAGAACCTCCCTGGCCTTCAGGTAATGCGCCAGCCATGCACGGTTCCGCAGGTAACGCTCGGAATAGCGCATGGGCCAGCTCCCAACATCCATCACGCCCTTCATGGCGGCATTCTGTTCCATCTTCTGCTCGAAGCTGTAGCCATCGGCGGACGGCTTGCCCCGGAAGCGTCCCATGACATCCTTGCCCAGTTCGGCCAGTGAACCCTGGCGTCCGGAAGTCCCAGCCTCGAACACGTCGACGATGTAGGTTTCACCAGCGCCATGCTCTTCGGCGAATCGCTCGATGTCTCGCATTGTGTTGAACTCGGGACCCGTAAACACGTTCTGTTTCAGGTACTTAAAGTCCTTGGCTTTCACCCAGGACTCCATGCCGGTCGACACGGCAGTGTTCACGTTGCCGTCGAACAGGTTGTACGCCATGGTCTTGGTATGCGAGAGCAGCGAGATCATCTCCCACTTGGCTTCGAGGTTTGCCAGAACACGGGCCTTCCCGTAAAGCGCCTCCTCGGCCCCGTAGGAACCGTTCGCGATCGCCTTCTTGGTGAGTGCTCCCGCCTGCTTCGCATAGCTGTTACGCTCTTTCTCGGCCTGCTCGGCAGCAGCGACGTCCCCCTTAACGACCGCACGCAACCTGCGCGTCTCGGCATCGGAGGCCTTGGCCTTCAGCTCGGACTGCTGCTTCGCAGCGGTGTCGTACAACTGATACTTCCTCGAGATCTTCTTGAGCTGATCCAGCATAAACTGGTCTGTGAGTGGATAGTACAGCATGTTGTTGCGGATCATGTACGACGGATCCTCCAGCCACTCCTTCCGGAACGTGGACGGGTACCCCATGTTGTCCCGGTTGTAGATCTTCATCATCATGGCCCAGGGACCGGTGTTCTTCCCCATGACGTTCCGCCCGACGAAGTCTCCTATCATCGAGTGGCTCATCAGACTGCCCAGCATCTTGTGGTAACCCCGGATCATCTGCGTCTCATAGCGCCAGAACGCTTCTGTCGACTTGTCCCAGCCAGGTAGCGGCTCGGCTCCACGATGATGCGCCGGAGTCGGGATCACCTTGAACAGATTCGCCACACGGATCCCCTGCTCCTCGACTGTATCGGCTTCGAGCAGATCCATCGTATCGGCCCAGCCACCCGTCTCGTCGTTGGCCTGCGTGGCCTGCGATTTCAACTCGGCTTCTGCATCCATGGCCCCGGCCTTGTCACCGGCCTTCAGCTGGTCGAGCACCTTCTCCCGCATGATCTTCTCCACCAGCTTCCGGGGGTGTCCGTTGTGGGGGAAGTACATCTCCTTGAACGCAAACGGGATCACGGGATCATAGGTCATCCAGCCGGAAGCGTTGATCTTGCTCCCTTCCAGCTTGGCACGCTCCCGCTGCCGGTGCTCACTGTCGGCAATGTCCCGGTACAGAATGCGGTCATAATGAATGCCGTTGGGATCCGTGTAGTCCTTCACGTAGAGCTTCTCGATAAGCATCTGATGATACACGCGGTACAGGCCATTCATACCGATAAACGGCAGCCTTCCGCCCTGCCGGATCGTCTTGGCAAATCCAGCCAGCGTGGCACGGACATCCACTTCCCCAGTGTCGCGGGTCTTGATGTGCTCCCTCTCCAGCTCGGGATTGTTCAGGAACAACGCCACACGTTCGGCCCAGCGGGTCTGAAGCTCCATGATGCGGGCATGGATCTGGACGGCGCTCTCGGTGACACGGCTGCCCCGGTGATCGGTGTAGGTCAGCATCTTCTGGCCGCCGTCGTACAGCCGTTTGAAGCGGGCCTCCGCCTCATCGGCAGCTTTCTCGTAGTCGTAGGGTTCACCGATCTTTGCTGCCTGTTTGCCCTTGGCGGCCATATCGGAGAGCTGCGCCGATACGACCACCCCCATCTTCCGCTGCCTGATGTCGGAGACGATCGAGAAGATGGTCTCCCCATCCTCGCCCAGTGAACGGACGAACTGGAGTCCGCCCTCGTAGTCCTTCCAGCCAGTCTCCAGCTTCTTGCGCTCCTCATTCATAGTGCCGTTGGTAGAGAAGTGCATGGCCTGCCAGACTTCGGCGATCGAGTCGAACGTCGAGAGTACGGTTTTGACATCCTTGAAAACTACGTTACCATCGGGCAACGCAACGGGAGCACGATAGGTGGCAATCTGCTCATTGTCCACCGGGCGCATGGCCGAACCCAGGCTCTCGGGATCGAACAGGAAATGACGGCGCTTCAGGGCCAGATCACGCTCTTCCTTGGTCAGCTCATGCCAGAACTTCCCGTGGTACATGAAATGCCGCATGAACGTCTTCAGGTCGCGCTTCGTCGCCTGACGAATGTTGTGTGCGACGTCTCCGTCACGGTACCTTCCGGCGAGCACGCCTTCCCAGAGGGCGGGCAGATTCCGCAGGATGTGCGGATAGTGGTAGAGGAACTCCTCGAACTTCTTGAGAAGATCCAGCGTCCCCTTGTCCAGAGGGTTCTCCGGCGTAGCACCGGAGCGCTCATAGGCTTCTTTCAGGAACGTCTCGTGGTACTCCCTGAGCTTGTACTGGACGTTGACATCGCCTGCCGCATCGGGAACAACTTCCTTCATCAGCGATGATATACCATCCAGATGCACGGTGCCCGAGACGGCACGGGCCAGCTTCTCGCCGTTGACCGTCTTGCCGTCGATGCTGCCCAGCAGCTCGTTGACCGTCGAGAGCATCGACTTGATGTACGACGGGTGGATGAAGTCCCAGGTGTAGGCCAGTCGGCTTATCCCGCGATGATAGAACTCCTTCGTGACGCGGTCCAGCTCTGCCTGCGCCAGTCCGCGTTCGTTGACCAGGGCGAAATCCTTGACGCCGTTGACCTTCTCCGATTCGGCGATGCGGCGGCTGAGGTCATCGACCTTGTCCTTCAATGGGGTGATCTTCGTCAGATACGGAGCATCCTGATGATACAGACTGCCCAACAGCCGGTAGGCGAAGTACTCCTTACCGGGCTCTGAGAGCTTCTGGTACATCTCGTAGGCCCTGTCATGGAGATCCTGCGCACGGCGGTCCCCTTTGATCTTGAAGCCCAGGTCTTCCAGCGCCTTGTCGTTCGAGAACATCGTGGCATCCTGCGTCTTCAGCTCCTCGGCCAGCGTGCTGATCTCCAGAAGCTTGGCCTGCGCCTCGGTTTCTGTGCCGCGTCCCCGTGCCACAAAGTCTTCGGCGAATGCCTTCCCGGACTGCATGAGCTTGATGGCACTGACTGCTGAGTAGATGTCGTTGAACACGAGCTGGTTGATCTCGGTTGCCATCTGCTCGGACGACAGTCCGCGCTGCTTCATGCCTGCGATAGCGGCATCCAGGCCGCTCTGCGGCGCCTGGAAGTGATGCAGTATCGCGTACGGAGCGAGACGTGGATCCTTGTTGACCAGGCCTACGAACTGCTCCAGGAGCTTCTGCACACCGTCCGTGTTATAGCCAGCCATCGAGGTCTTCCGGAGCTGGAGTCGGCCCATGTGCAGTCCGCCCAGATACCAGGTGTGCCCGGAATGCTTCAGAACGTCCCGCAGCTCGATCTTGTTCAACCCGCTGATCACATCCTCAAACGAGAGGCGTGCGCCATTCTGGTTGCGGCCGCGCATCAGGCGGTCAAGCTGCGCCATCTGTGCATATACCGGATGGCGGCGTATGGGAACAAGCCCCTTGTACGCAACCTCATCGGCGTAGCCGCCGCGTGTGGCCGGAGTCGGCTTCTTCCCTGGTTCACGGAGCCACTCCTTCTTCCCGCCTACCGTGTAGTGCACCTTCAGGTCCGGGATGGCGGTGCGCGTGATGACGTCGAAGATCTCTTCCCTTGGCTTCAAGATGTATCCCTTGGACGCATCGGCAGCCGTGTTGACAACGTCACGCAGGATACGTTCGACCTCGTGCTCGGGAGCGACCTTGCCGCTGAACACGAACTGGGACGTCTTTGTCTTCTCGTCCAGCTGCCAGAAGCGCGTCTTGCGTGCCTTGTCCATGTCCTTGCCGCGCTTCAGGTACTCCTCAGCCAGCGTACGGTATTCCTCGGCGTCCTGCGCCTTCAGGTTGCTCAGGCCGGGAAGCGACCCGTCGAGCTTGCCGCGGATCACATCTGCGATGTCCATGGACCACTGGATGATGCCGTCGTTCTTGTCAATCGCCGTACGCACCATGTCCAGAAGCCGCCTGGAGTGCAGAAGCGACGGTCCCAGCATACGCAGGCCCCTGGTAGACGACTCATGGAACAACACCTCGTTCTTCGGACTGAACGCACCGCCGACAGACGAACGCATGCGCTTCGCCAGGGCGATCTCCTCGGGCGAGCCCTTCTCCTCGACCTGGAACCGTGTGGCGTCGGACTCATCGTACACATCCATCTCTTCGCCAGAAGCGGTTCTGGCCTTGTGATGCCACTGCATCGACTTGCCCTTGAAGTAGGCCTTCATGTTCGTGTGCAGCTCACGGTCGGGCAAACTCGTGTACACATCAACGGCATCCCCGTCCTGATCCATACCGCCCATGTACGACATGTCCTTCGGTGTGACAAACACGCCGTACCCTTTGGAGCCCTTCACGAATCCCTTGAAACGCAGAATACGGATACCGCTGGCAGAATCTGCCGGAACACGGATCATAAAATGCTCCATGGCTTCATCCAGCTCTTTGTAGCGCGGCGTGTCCTGCTTACCCTGCACCTGGAGTTCGTAGTATTCGTCCCATGCAGCCCCCAGCGTCGTACGTTCGGGGCCAATGCGGATCGGCTTCTCCCGGAGACCCTCGGCGGCCATGTACTCGCCGTCCTTCAGGCCATAGCGCTTCTGGAGATGCAGATCCAGGCCGTAGGACTTCGACCGCCATGATCCGTCCAGATGCGGCTTCACAACTCGGTCTCGGAAATACTTCCGCATCCTGGTATCCAGGAAGCCCTTCAGGTACTTCCACTCCAGCGTCAACGGGGACAACTCACCTGCCTTCAGGATCGTCATCGCAGCGCTGCGGGCAGTCGCTTCTTTCATTGCTTCTGCCTTGTCGATCGGATCAACAATGTCGGTGATCTCGGTGAAGTCGTCTTCCTGCACCTTGAGCACTTCACGGACCACCTTATCGAACAGCGGGCCTTCCTGCATGTAGCGGCCCTGAATGACATCGTACACGTCCTGGGCGCTCATGCGGCGGACGTCGATACCAGCGGCGATTGCTTTGCGCTCTTCCGGCGTCTTGGCTCCCATGTACCGGACGACCTGCGAGTTCGTCTCGTACTCACCGCGCCACGCGCGTTCGGCCATCTTCTGCACCCAGAGACGCGCCAGACCCTGATCGAGCTGCCCGGAAAACTGGATCTTCGCCTGCACATCGGACAGATCCGCGTGCTCACCGGCGGAGAAGTTCATCCGCAGGCCTTCTGCCGGAATCAACGTCTCCCACGGACGCTCACCTGTCGCTACCGGCTTCTCAACCGGCGGGGGCAGATCAAACGAGAGGTCCTCATCAGCGGGTATGAGTTCGGGCGGAGGCGCTTCGTCCGGCATCTCGGAAACGCGCCGTTCGGACACCTGCGGCTTTGCCGGTGCGGACTTCTGTGCTTCTGCGCCCTCCAGAGCCATCGTCTCCAGCATGTTCCAGTCGGCTGACGCCACGGGCATGTCGCTCGACATGGTCAGGGACTTGGATGCACGGGTCACCGCCGTGTACAGCCAACGCGGATCGTTGGCCATCTTGGACTGCTTGCCGGAGATGAACACACGTTCCCACTGCGATCCCTGACTCTTGTGCCCGGTGATCGAATAGGCGTAGGTGGCGATGCTCAGCGACTTGCTGATGTATGGGCTACCGTCCTGACGTCTCTTCCCGATGAAAGCCCCGAGCCCGACATCGTTGAACGATGCGGGATCGAATGCCTGTATGGATGCAGTCGGTTTGGCGTAGTCGGGCAGGATCAACGTACCCGTAAGCTTACCATCGGATGTGGATGGACCCGGCATGAACTGTGCCTTGAGAGGTTTGCCCTGCGGATCCCGCAGCGTCACCATGCGAGCACCATCAACCTGCGCCTTGTCGATGACCTTGAACGTCTCGCCGTTCTTCAGTCGTGTCGAATTGAAGATCGAGATCAGCGGCTCACCAGCGATATAGGGGGCATCCAGGTTCACACCATGCACGTGGGAGCGGGCGTCACGATTGGCAGCGACACGTTCTTCGTTGGTCGTCGCGATCAGCACTGCATCCTCGCCTGCCTTCATCGCGTCCAGGAACTCCTGACGCACTTCACGCTCGCTCTTAACCGCAACATCACCGTCGCTCTTGTCGGGCATGATAGCCCGCTTGCCGCTGGTCCGCATGGCTGTGGCCAGCTTCAGGATGTTGGACTGAAGACTCTGGCGGCGTACTTCTGTCAGCTCGTAACTGGGCGACTTCAGGACAGAGAAATCGCTCTTTCCCCCACCCTCGACGGGACGGAGCTGGAAGGTATCACCGATCCAGATCACGTTCACGCCATCGGTATTCACCAGATCCATCATGTCCTGGTGGACGGCGCTGTTCACCATCGACGCTTCATCGACGATAACCCAGTCTCCAGGTTTGGCCTTGACCTTGTCATCAGCGAAGAACGACAGGGCCCCTGTCACCGGATCCACCGACGGCTCCCCGTAGAGCAGATTGTAGATCGTGCGTGTCCGCACGCCACCCATGCGTTCTTTGATGTCCGCCGGGAGTTTTCCGTCCAGCACGCGCACTGCCTTGTTGGTCGGAGCAACGACATGGACCTCGCCGCTTCCCATCACCGCATGGGCCGTGCGGACAAGGTTCTCGATGATCGTGGTCTTACCGGTACCGGCATAACCAGCCAGAACGAACGTCTTGCCCTTGGCTCCGGGCTTGATCATATCCCCCAGCTTCAGTAGCGCTTCCCGCTGTCCGCTGGTGTACTCGATTGGTGTCTGTCGGTTGTCCAGAATCCCTACGGGCTTGGATACGTCAATCGTATGAGGCACGGGCGATTGCTCAACAGCGGGACGCTCCTCCGCCGGTTTCGCGGGGACAGGAGCAGCGGGCGCTGCTGCGCTCTCGCCCAGAAGCCTGCCGTCCTCGTGACGGTACTCGATGTCGCTGGTCTTGCTGTTCCAACGCTCGGTGAACTGCTCGCGAATCCCCTGCTGCTTGGCTGCCGTATCGTAGATCTTGTATGCCCACCCCTTGCCCATCAGGTGCGCGTCCAGCTCCGGTGTGGCACGGTGCACCAACAGCTTGCCCAGGAACATGCCCTTACCGGGCTCGGCAAACGTGATCGTGAGCTTCTGGGCCCCTGTCCCCTTCTGGCCCATGGCACGTTCCAGGCGGTCGAAGTAATCGCCGCGCATGAACATCACACCATCGAGATGCGTATCAACGACGTAGCGCTCCGCCGTACCGTCCTTGCCCATGCGGTATGCGGTGAAGCCCAGTCCGTCCAGATCTTTGGAATCCACCTGCACGATGATCCCCGGAAGCTTGCCGTTCTGGAAGTGCGGCAATCCGGCAAACGTCTCGCCCGCCATGTAGTAGTCCGGCGAGTGGATCACCTGGAGCCGCTTGTTCCAGTCCACCGGCTTCAGGATGAACTTCTTCCCGTGTGCCAGCATGGCTTCGACGGGAACTCCAGCGTTCAGCGTCTCCAGCACGACGATGTCGTTGGCGTACAGATGATCGAACATCGCGTCGAGCTTGTGCTCGGGGATGATATAGCGGCCCGACTCGTCGAGGAAGTCCGACTTGAAATCGCGCTTTGCGTATTCGTAGGACTCGATGATGTTCTCGACCGTCTCGCCTTCTTTGGCCGTTGCGTTCAGGGCGCGCTGCATGGCAGCGAGCTTGTCTTCCAGGGAGAACACGACGCGTTTCCCGTTCGCCGGATCACGGTAGGAGTACATCTCACGGCCATCCCGGAATACACGCCAGGTCAGGGCGCGTCCGAACAGACGCACACCGGTGTCCTTCTTGCCGCCCATGAACATGAGCGGCTGGTCATAGCCGTCTTTCGTCTTCCGGAAGTACATATCAGCGATGACACGGCTGAACTTCAGACCAGGCACTTCGGTCAGATCAACGAGGCGCTCTTTCCCGGTCTTGGGATCCTTGATGTAGGCCTCGGACACCTCGATGATGCGGCTTCTGCGATACTTGCCATCGCGGTTGAACAGCATCAGGTCCATGTAGCTGGCCGCCTTCTTGCCCTGCGTCGGCTTACCGTCCAGAATCTCGGGCATGGATACGACCTGCGGCTCGCCGCTGGCATCGAGCTTGACCATCATGGTCATGTATGGACGGTCCTGCACCATACGCGTCCACATGACGCTCAGATCGCCGTACAGATCGCTCTCGCGGTCTATTGTGAACGGTGTATCGGACTTCGCGTACTTGCCCTCGACCTTCTGGATGAACGATTCGAGATCGCTCATGCGGACACTGCCGCTCTTGCCGTCCAGGAACGCAGCCATCTCTTTGACCAGCTCCACCTCGAACTCGGCGTAGGACTTGGTCTCCTTCGTCTTGAGGAAGTGCTCCTCCATCTTCAGGGCAAGCTTCGTCAGGGGATCATGGAAGCGCACCGGAACATGTTCCTCCTCGAACGCCTGAAGCACCAGCTGGTTCTGCTTGGTCAGAAGATCGTTCGTCGCACGCTTGTCGGCAAGATCGTTCTCCTTGAGCGTCTTGACGAACTGCTCGTACATGTTCTCCTTCTCAGCACCGAACGAATACATGCGCTCGCGCAGACCTTCCTTGGCCGCCTTGACGATCTCCGCCGGATCGGTGATCCCGCGGTCCTTGGCCGCCTGTTCCTCCAGGCCGTACTCCACCATCATGCGCTGGCCGTCCAGGATCTCGTCCAGCGTCGTCATGTCGATCTGGTGATCGGACACCGACCGTTCGAGAGCAGACTTGGCAGCCGTGCCCAGCCCCTCGCCCACGTTGGTCCAACCGGTACGCATCTCGACGCGGCCGATGTGCAGATCGCCCCAGTGCAGGACCTCTTCCTTCGCATGCTCGGACAGCCCGTCCCATCCTTCGAGTTTCTCCGGGCGAAGCAGCTTCCACTGTCCGCCAACGCTCCGAAGGTTCTTGCTCCAGAAGCGTCCAGCTTCCTCCATCCAGGCGGGTTTCTCCAGAGTGCCGAAGACGGCGCCGGATACCCAGTCATAGATCTGGATCGGCGTAGGATCGCCGCGCAGCGTAGACGGCAGCCCCATGTACAGCGCCGACGTGGCAGCGCGTGCCACGATGTTCCCAAGGGCCTCCCGTTCACTGCCATCAGCGAGCACACGGCGGGCGGAGCTGCCCACGAGGCCGCCCTTCCCGATCAGGTTTCCGATTCCGCCGAAGACCACACCGGCCTCGAAGCCGTAGGAGAGCGCCTGTAGCCTGGTATCCAGGTCCAGCCGGTAGATCGGTGCAGCGGAGACGGCAGAAGCGAGCCCCAGGTGCATTCCCTTCTGGAGCATCGCAGCTCCGGCACCGTTGGCCACCATGTACTTCTCGAGGAACTTCACGTGGCCGAGACCTTCGCGCATACCGTTGAAGGCCCACTTACCGAGCTTGCTCTCCATGGCCAGATCAGCGCCCAGCATCGGCACGCTTTTCAGCCGCGCAAGCTGCGCTGGTAGCTGTCCAAGCTGCTCCAGGTTCTTGAGGCGCACGCCAAACTCACCGCCGATACGGAGCGCTTCCATGCCGCGCCCGATCACCATCGAGCTGCGTATCAGCGCAGAAGCCCCCAGCTTGCCAAGCGAACCGACGCCAGGGACGATACCGATAAACCCCAGCAGGTGTCCCAGATTCCTGGCAACGTACTCGTAGTCGTTTTCCGGATTGGAGCCCACCTCGAGCGTCGTGAAACCCTGAACAAAGCCCTGGAGCAACTGGCCGGTGGTGTCTCCGATACTGAAGTCCTTGTCACCGGATTTGTAAGGCAGTCCGGCAGAAGCGACCATCCTGGTCAGTTCAACGGTATCCTCCTCGTTGAACAGCTCAGGATTGTTCGCCTGCATGGACTGAAGGGACTGAAGGTTGGACTGCTCAACTGTCAGTAGTCTGGGATCAGGCATCGTCTTTGGTAGTCGTGGTTATTTCGAGACCTGGGCACGTTCGAGGGCGCCCTTGTTCTGCAAGGCCTGTTCCTCGAGAGCTGCCTGATACTTCAGGCGCGCCTGGATCAGCGGAGACTGGCTCCACTGCAAGACACCAGCGCCAAAGTTCTGGACTGGTCCCGGAGGAAGAGTTTGCAGGTCTGGAGCCATGATGGCATTGGCCGCAGCCGTCGTCGGAGTCAATCCCAACTCGGAATTCTTCGCATAGATGTCGTAGAGCTTCAGTTGCCGTTTCGCGGCAGCCTGTATCGCCAGCTCGTTGCTTGCTTCAACGCTGTCGGCCATTGTGTTCTGGTTGGCGGTCTGCGCATTGCCCACGATCGACGTGATCCATCCTGCATGGCTTCCTGTGGCAGCGGCAACACCACCCAGGATGGTGTTCAGTCCACGCCATCCCTCTCCCGTGCGCGTCGGCACCGGCTGCACCTTCGGATCCTGGGCGGCCTGGATCGCCTCGTTGGCTACGGCCCAGTCGCGGCGGTTCTGTCCCTTCATGTAATCCATCTCCGCGCCCCAGCGGTTCTGAGCCGCCGTCATCTGGTCCTTGAAGTGCCGGTCCTGCATCGCCAGCTCATCAGCGCGGGACTGCATACCCATGATCAGCTGCCGGTCGTTGAACGTGACCATACCGTCCTTGTTTGCAGCAGCGAGGAATTTGCCCTGGAGCGCTGTTCCCTTGAACGCCTCTTCCAGCTGAGCGGCCGAGACGGGCTGCTGGTTCAGCAGACTGTTCTCCTTCTGGAGAGCACCGCTTTTGACCAGCTCCTCCATGCGCTGCTTACCCTGCTCGCGCATACGTTCCGTTTCACCGCGTTCACGCATTCCCTGGAGTTCTTTCTGGTAGTCGGCCTGCGTGCGCAGTACGGCGAGCTGCTGCTCGCGGTTCAGCACGTTCTCCGCCTTCTCGAACTCCTGTGAACGCCTCAGCATCGCCATGCGGGCGTTGCGTTCTTCCTGCGCGTTGATCGCGCTCAGGATCACCTCACCAAAGTTCCAACCTTGTGCCATGTGTGTGGTCTCCCTATTCGCCGTTGCCAGCTGCCCACTTGCCGAGCAGGCTTCCGCCGAGGCCGAGCATCTGGTTCATGAATCCGCCGAAACTGTACTGGTCGTCAAGCTGCTTCTGGAGCATACTGGCCTGGTTCTGGTCTCCGTAGATCGCGGCATTCCAGCTCAGGGCCTGTCCCTGGTTGGCAACGGCACTCTGCTCGTTGTTCAACAGATGCGTCAGGAAGCTCTGTCCGGCGGACTGCCGTGCACGCGTTTCCTGTTGCCGCGCCTGTTCACCCGCCATGGTGATGGAGCCGCCGCCGGAAAGGCCTCCAAGACCGCGTTGCAGCTGCATCAGCTCGTTGACCGACGGTCCCGCAGAACGCGCGCTGGTGCGGATCTGCGAGAGCACCATCTTGTTGAAGGCGGAGTTCGGGTCGCGGAGTTCCTGTGCACGCCGGATACCACCGGAAGCCCAGCTCATACCGTTCTGAAGGACGTCGCTCTGCGTGGGCGTGTATCCCGCGGGCTCGTTGTAGTTGTTGGGATCGTACTTGTCACCAGGATACATTGGCATCGGTTTATCCTTTTAAGAAGTCCATGTGTCTTTAGTTACCCATTGCTTTCCATCGAAGTACTCCAGCGACAGCGTCGCAGCATCGGCGGAAGACGTGAATCTCCAGCGTCCGGCGATGACTCCCTGTGCTGGTAGCGCGTTGATGGCGCTCTCAATGTCGCGGAAGTTGCGATCGGTACCCTTGTCCTGTACGGGCGGAAGACGCAGACTCATCGCTTACCCTCCATGCGCCTGTACATGATGTTCACCGAACGCACCTCATCCAGTCCATCCCCGGCGATGACAAAGCGGATCAGCTTGAAACCTTTCGCGCTGTGCAGGTCGCTTCCGGCAAGCTCGTGTCCGATGATGGGTGTGGTTCCGGCAGCGTCCACCTGCTTGTCGTAGTACTTCTTCTCCTGCGTCGGTTCCCCGAGGCCCATCCAGGGGCTGCGCCATGCCCACGGAAGTCGTGTCGTACCAGCGGAGATCTGATAGAGCCTCGTGAACGTCAGCGTGGCGGTCGGGGCTATGGGAACAAAGCGTCCCTCCAGTACGACGTGCGTCTTTCCGTCGGCATCGGCAAAGGCGCCAGCGGCGGCAACATTCACCGGGTTGCCGTAGATCGGATCCGTCACGGGAAACGTCCAGTAGTCCCAGCGTTTCGACGCGAACGAGTAGATCCAGGCAGAAGCCTGAAGTCCGACTCTGAGGAACATCACCGCCGTGTACTCCGGCAGGTAGATCACCTGCATACTCGATGCAGTCCAGGCCTGCCATGTGTCGGCGATCGGAGTGGAAAGGTCCACCATCTGCTTGCCGTCGTACATGTAGGCACCGAACGCATTGCAGAAAACCATGCCGCCGTCCAGCGACAGAACGGATCGCGGGCTGTATGTGCCCGTCTGTTCTATTTGATCCTCGATATAGAACCCAATCGGGTTGATGCGCAGGATGTGATGGTCGCTGAAGACGTACAGACGGCCTTCATAGCCGGTGATCGCCCTCGGCACGTACGGCAGCCGCAGGTATTCGTTGGCCCAGTCGAACGTGTCCAGGCGTCCCACCAGAGAGCGGAACAGCAGGAACTCGGCCTCGGGAACGCCTTCCTTCGTGCAGTGACCAACAAACAACGAGCCACCAAACAGACATCCCAGTCGGTACTGAACGAAGCTGGAAGTAGCGGCAGAAGAGATGCCCGAGATGCGCTCGTACTCGTCACCCACCTGGTCCTCGCCATTATCGAAGACCGAAATCACCCCGCTGCCCTGAACGATGGTATCGGCAACCGATGCCCGTGATGTCGGGTAATCGGTTTTCAGGCGATCCACCGTGGCGATCAGCCGGTACGGAGTGTCTGGCGCAGCAGCGCTGGAATCTGTCGAGAACGCACGCCACACGCGGATTGCCGTCGCCCGCCTGTACAGAAGCGTGTCTTCCTTGAAGTCGTCAAACCGCACCTCGTTGTAAGACTCCGCTGTTGCAGCAACGGCAGTCACGACTTCGCCCAGGGGACCGTCCTGGAGACCGTCGTACAGGACAGAAGCGCGATAGAAGTACTTGCCAGCCGCAAGCTGTCCGCTCGTACCGGTCGTGTAGGTCGTGCCGGACAATTCCCACGCAGAAGGCATCTTGGGCACCTCTGCCGTGTCGACGATGTCCTGACCGGCATAGTCCTGCCCGCCGAAGTACACCAGATCAGCGTCGATGGACGGGTGCTTCCCGCAGACGCGCACGTTGGTCAGGGCTGGGATCAACTCTCCACGGCGCTCGACGATGGATTTGTTGGAGAGATATCCCGTGCCGAATGTCAGAGCATCGGTGATGTTCCCCTGCGTTCCGTCCTGGTTCTTGGCGCCGAGTAGCGTCGTGTATTTGACGACTCCTTCCGGAGAATACAGAACGTGAGCCGAACGCAGCGCATTGAGGTTGAGCAGGACATCGTTCCTGACATCCGACTTGCGTCCGCGCAATCCGCCGAGGTACAGCGGGTCGATGTTCAGACTTTCCCGTGCAGCATCAGGGGCCTGGTCGGTTTCATCCAGAACCGTCACCGTCCCCTTGTTGAACTGCCCGATGTTGAAGATCTCACGCGGCATAGCTACTTGCTCCACTTGATGATAAGCAACACGATACCGATCAGCAGCAGCAGAAAGAGAATCAGCGGGACATAGCCGAGCGTCGTTTCCCAGATCGTCAGCTCGCGCTCGTGCTTGATGATCGTCACCGCCGTGTCCTTGTCGACGTATTCAACGGGAGGCGGAGTGACCTGCACCCTGACATCCCATTTCTTGATCTCGCGTACCGCCTCTTTCACCTTCTGGATCTGCTCGCCGGTCTTGCCCTTGACATCGGGCGTGACGGTGACGGTCCCCACGGAAGACGAATCCGTTACGATCGACAGGCTGTCCGTCATCGTAGCCGACAGGACTGTGTCTATCCTGGGAACAAACACCAGCACCGTCTCAGCACTGGTAGTCTGCTCGACAGAGACTCGTTCGCTGGCACCACATCCCAGAAGCAACAGAAGCATTGCAGCTGCCAAATATTTCATGCGACGACTCCTTTGAGAGCACGGGTCATCCACCCGGCAAGGAATTTCACCTGAGAAGTATTGCGTGTCACGATCCGCGTGTAATGCATGACCGACGCTTCCACCAGCTTCAGCAGCAGGCGCTCTGGATGCATCGCATTGATGGCATAGAGCGTCTCCTGTCCCATGATCCCATCAACGCGGACACCGACGGCGGCCTGCACGTACATCGTGGCACGGATCCTGCCCATGTTGACCGCCATATCGAAGATCTTCCACCGGATCGTCTCGTTGGCCACTTCGTCCAGGCGCAAGAGATCGTAGAAGTCACGCTGCAAGATAGCTGCGGCGTCCTCTTTGGTCAGGTTCTTGATGTCCACGTGCGGATAGCTCCGGCGGGAGATCCCGAACTTCGTCTCACCGCCTGGATCGTCAACATCGTTAACGTAGCCGCCTTCAAGATTCAGTGTGCGTTCAATGATCGTGTTCATACGATCCCATCCCGGTACGCAGACTGGGGATACAGTGCGTACACTCGTCCTTGCGGACATAGTTGCGAGCAAGATCAATGTGCAGATCAGCGATCTTCTGACGCGTCTGTGTATTCTCGGAGCTGACAAGCGTTTTGACCTCATCAAACCGCGTGAGATAGTTGAACTTGATCTCATTGACGTCTTGCGTGACGGCGTCGATCTTGACAATCTTGCTGCGTACGAACCAACCGACAATGCCTATCAGCAACATGATGATGACGCTACTGAGCGTCTGGACGAGTTCGGCGATCTCCGGATGCAGTGTCATGAGAGTGCCTCCACCAGAAGCCGGAATTGCAGCGAGTCGGTGTGCAGCCCAGTCGAGGCCTTCACCGTCACCAGCGTCTCGCCGGGGGCGAGTCCGCGCATGGTCACCATCGCGATGGCATTACCGGTGTAGCCGGTAAGGTACGAGGCAATGGCACCGTCCTCGATGGTGGTTCCACCCAGCGCAATCACGGAATCCACGGGAAACAGTTCAGTGAAGTCCAGCTCTACGGCCACATCGTTCCCCACCAGGACATGGAACAACGGGATGTCATTGTCGCGTGTCGCCATACGGTCTCCTATTTGAATACGAGATACAGGGTTGCCAGGGACGCCAACGCGGCCCCCACCTCCAGCCACCACAATCTGGGCCACCAGTTCTCGCCCGGAGTGCGGTGAAACGGAATATCGAGCAGGACATGCCAGAGGATCGGCGGGAAGAAGAACCCGAGCCACACAAGATCCCCCGAATGCATCCTGCTGTACAGCACCCAGCGCGGCTTCTTGAAGACGACAGAAGCCACCCAGTCGGCGGTGTCAGGGAGCGTCCCCACGATGCCACCGAGGATCACCGCCCCAACAGACTGTTCCGGCGGAACGTGGCCGTGCATAAACACGAGCGCCGTTCCCGCTGCTCCAACCAATCCATGTGTGACGAACGTTGCCATCAGCGTATCCGTATCCTGAGCCGTTTTTTGATTGAGGGCGAAGGCGGATCGGGATCTGGGTCTGGATCGGGCGTTCCCCCATCCGTATATTGCCTCGCCCCGATGTCGTCGCCCCACCCGAGGTCTGTCCCCGCGTTGATGCACGGAGAATCAGACTGAAGGTTGAAATCCGCGAGCTTCACATGACCTGCCGCAGAGTCCCATGGCGATGCTACAAACAGCGGGTTCTGCCCAGAAACATCGTGTGCGCCGCTCATTACCGCATCGGTGCCGGAGAGCGCGACCGACCAGAGGTTGTAATCGGAATATGTCGTGCCGCCCGGTGTCTCGTCGCTCTGGGAGAAACAGTCCAGGCCGGTAGTGTCGAGCTGCGCTATGATGTTGTTCTTGAATGTGACGTTGTTGAACGGAACGGTGTTCCAGAGATATGTCGTCCCGCCGTCGTACCACGAGCAAATGAACGTGTTGTTGGCCACGATAAAGTTTGTCGGCCCATCAGCGAGAGCGAACACGGTACCGCCGCCCATCGCGACGTTGTTGATCACGGTGTCTCTTGAAAACGTGAAGCCCACGTATGCCTCGTTCCAGATGCCAAAAGACACGTCACCGTAAATGCCGGACGCGGGAATCCGGCGCATCATCCAGGTGTTGTAGGCCAGGTTTCTCTGGAACTTGCTGTCTTCGCACAAGAGCATGTAGAGAGAGACCGAATAGGTGTTGTAAACGACATTGTCCTCGACGAGCGCTCCCTTGCAAATGCGGTGCGTGAGTCCTTCGCCCCAGATGTTGTAGAGCGTGTTCCTGCGCGAGATCGGATACAGCACCGTATCGACGACGCGCCATTGCCCCTCGATCTCGCTGCCATAACCCGCGACGAAGATTCCGACCCCCCAGGGCCCGTAGGGGAAGTTGTTGTAGCTCGGCTCATACCGTGCAGCATAGTTGTCCAGATAGACATCGTGAACAAGGCAGTCTTCGATGATCGGATAATCGCCGGAAGCGGCAATCCCCGACCCGCCCAGGTTGTGAATGTTCAAGCTGTCCACGGTCACATGGTCACCCGCAATCTGCACACCGCGGATGTTTCCCAGATCGCTATCCGTGTTGCGGATTTCCAGCCCGACGCAGTCCCAGTAATTCGCGCTCAGAGCAACCACCCCCCAGTTGTCGAGCCAGGATTCCCAGTAGGCAGCTCCACCCGACCACTTTGAGAAATCGCCGTCGATGATCGGCTGCTCGCCGGGATAGCGCTGGATGACAATGTGCGCGTTTGCCGTCCCGTCGTTGTACCCCGGCTCTGCGTAGATATTCTGGTAGTACACTCCCCCTCTGACGAAGAGCGTGTCTCCCGCTTCAAGCAGAGGCAAAGCATGAGCGAACGTCGCCCAGGGACTTCCAATGGAGCCATCGTCGCTATCGCTACCATCGACGGCAATAAAGCGTGCGTTCGCCGAGGGTTCATACCCACTGCCTTCGGGACCATCCCACCCAGCCAGTCGCGCCCAGAGCCACCACGCGGCTCCCGCCTTTACGATGCAGTTTAACGCGTACGAGTGGTCGCAATCTGTACACAGGGAAGCCAGCGTCGCCATCTCCGAATCGGGGTTTGCCGCCACCCAGTTCACTCCCCAGTTCTGGTCACGACTCCCATTGTTGTCGCTGTCGTAATCCAGCGTGTCGTCCATATTGTACGCCGTATAGTTTGTCGTGCCATGGGGAGCATAGCTTTCTATGTCGGCATAGTCGTAGAGGACCTTGTGGTTCGTGTAGCAGAAATCCCGGATCTGCTCGTTGTTCTGGTTCGCCGTTCCCGATGTGCCATAGCCATCGGCTGGTCCAGTCATGTACACGAACTGGATACTGGGATACTCGCTTTCCAGCGAGTCCATGCCAAGCAGATATTTGTCGATCTGCGCGGACGTTGCGGAGCCGATAGGCCAGCACCATGCCCACATCACTACGTTCCGGTCGTTCGTGCCGTCTCCGCCATTGAGCATCCAGCGTGTAGCCCACGTGAAACCGCCGTCTCCGTACCGAAGATCGTAGACCGAAAGAGGAGCCGCGGCGTCGTTGGCAGCAGTACCGGACCACACGTAGTTCATAAACTTACCGGCGGTGAGCCCGTTGGACCACATCTCGACATTGAACCTCGAGATTTCATCCGCCATCACGTACATTCCGGAGATCAGCTGGTGACCGTGCGACGTATTGGCGTAGCCGATCTTGAGCTTCGCTTTTGCACTGTCCACCCAGTTGTTCGGAATCTGGTTGTAGTAGATGCAGTCATGGTCGACAAGAATGCCGTACTGGGCGTGGCCGAGCACGCTCACCAGCATAAGGAGCGATAATGTCAATGTGCGCATCATCATGGGTTCGCCGGTTTGAGAGAGACAGCTACCTGCCCGCACAGCCCTGACGCCGAATACACGTAGCGCATCAGCACCGATGTCGCTGGCGTGCCCTTGGACATGTACACGTCGGTGACATCGCCGCTACTGTTCACCATCGCCAACAGCGTTTGGTTCCACCAGATTGGGACGTAGTACGCACATCCCATCCCCAGCACCAGCTCGTTGGTTGCGCTTGAGACGGTGACCTCTGACGTGTCATTCGTCTGATGCGCCATGACATACCCAGAGAAGGGAGTTGTCTGGTGCAGCCCCGTCACGTTCATAGAGATGGCAGAACACTCGCTCGGAGCGGATGCCATCGTCACCAGCACGGTGTCGGTTCCAACAGCGGGTTGCAGGATGTACCACAGTTCCCCGATAAGATTTTCGTTCGTCCTGCGCGCCGTGCCGATCTTCGTCATGTTCCGCCGTCCACCGGCTTCCCCGAGCTGCATAGCGGAGACGCTGTCCTGGCCAGACTTGTAGTTGGCAACAGCAACGAAGAGGCCGCGATTGTCACCGGCGGCAATCGTATGGGGCCAGCTATTGGTTGCCGTCCAGAAGTTCGTTGTCTTGACAGAGTCCACTATCGCCACCGGGACCGACGGAGATGCGACGTTGCTGCGTGTCACCACCGAAATCATCGGGTTGTTCTGCTTTTTTCTCCGGAGAAGCTGTTCGGTCGTCGGCTGATACTCATACGCTCCTATGTCTGGAGTGCCCTGTATCGGGTTGCCCAGTATATCGCGGGTGTACCCGAGGTTGGCCCCCGCATCCCGGCAGGAAGAAGAAGCGGAGAGTGCAAAGTTCGACGTGGAGACGAACCCCGAAACCCCGACGCGGGAATGTGCGTCCTGACCCGTAGCAGACTGATACGTTGCAAACTGGGCGGGAGTGTAGTTCGTCCGATTGTAGTAAAACATCGTCTGACCGCTTGTGTGACGATAGGAATTGTTGTCGAACGTTATGGCAGCGAGCTGCGCGGCCGTCAGCCAGTAGCTGGCATGCATGATCTGTCCCGTAGTCCCACCGCCCTCCGAAAACGTACCGCTGACCACGAGAGCACTGTCGAAAATGTTGTTCCTGATGAAGATGTTCGAGAGTGTCGCGCTGTCGCAGTAGCCGATCTTGAATTGCATACACCCGGCAGAATCTGCTCGCTGCGTCGCCCACCCCCCGAGATTGATGCAGGTGTTGTTCTCGAAGAATATGCTGTCGGCGGTTGAAGTCTGTCCCCCACGTATCCAGAAGGACATTGACGCGTAAGCACAACGCTGGAATAGGTTGTGATGGATGCGCACCCGTTTTCTCACATGGCCCGCTGCCAGCCCCTGCAACGTCAGACCCTCGTCATACACCTGGTCGAATGTGCAGTATCGCATCGTGATGTCCGTCCCGGACTCCCAGAATTGTACGGCATTGCCATAGCGCAGACTGTCCGCAATAACCTGGAGAGCGCCGCCAATCCATGCAAAGTCGCAGTTCTGGATGAGCACGTCATCTGTGCCAGATGCGGTCATGATCCCCATCACTCCACCGTACCTGAACGACAGACCGTCGATCACAATGTGGTCTCTCCCGCTGATATAGAACAACGCATCCCTGTTGGTTCCTGGCGTCCAGCGGCCTATGACCTCGATGTCCGAGTAGACGCTCGCCGGATTTCCCACTGAGTAGATGTAGACGAGACTGTCTGACCTACTGAACCAGAAATCACCCTGGTTCACGCATTGGTACTTTGAGGTCATCCGCTTCCGGCCCCATGAAGTCCCACCGTTGAAAACGAGGTTGGCCACATCCGGGAAATTGAACCCGACCTGATTGAACTTGGCCGCTGACTTCCAGATGTTGCCAGCGTCGTTTGTCCAGTCGTCAGTCGTGGATTTGTTGGCGCTCCCCATGATGACAGGTTTCGCACCAGTCCCATACGAACTGAAGACCACCGGATTTCCGGCAGCCCCGCCCTGCCCTGGATCGAGTCCCTCTCTCCACGTTGATCCGCACTTGAGGAAGACTCCATCGCCAGCGGCGAGTGTCGTGGCGTTGACCTTTGCCAGCGTAGCCCACGCCGTTCCGTCCGAGGTTCCTGCCGCCGCATCGCTTCCCCCGTTCTTGACGTAGTAGTTCGTCGAGTAGGCCAGCGAGGTGCAGAAGACTATGAGCGCGGGTAGTCTCATTTGCCTATGTACTTTTTCGTTCTACTGTAGACGGTAGAGACTTCTGTCGCAGACAACGCCTTCTTGTAGATTGCAGCGAACGAGAACTTGATCGGTGTAGAGTACCGCCCATCGGATGTGCGTTCGCTCCCAAAACAGAACCACGTAGGATTGATCGCGCCAACGTCTGTAACATTTGTCGGGCCTGCGACCAGAGCACCATCCTTGTATGTCCTCACGGAGTCGTTGGCATAGACGAACGCCCAGACGTGCCCCGCCTTGAACGTATCGGCGTATGCGGTATAGTCTGCGGAATGTCCCCATCGGAAGAACGTGGCGGTGCGATTATCGGACATCATGTCGTTGTAGTAGCTGTACCGTACCTCCTCGTCGCTGGTATTGATGACGAAGTGCCAGTCTACCGTGCTCGTGGAATCGAAGGCCATGCCAAGGACGATCGTGTTGGCTACATTGTCCCCCCGCAGATACTTGACCACCGAGTCCGCGGTCATCGTCTGCTTACCAGCGTCAGTCGTCGTCAAAGCGGGATACGTCCCGAAGACGTTGGTCTTGTAGACAAACCGCCTCCCTGTTCCAGAGGGAGCGACGAGGTCGACCTGTCCCGTGCAGGTATCCGGTACTGTCCCGATAGAATCACCATTGCTGGCGGTCAACCAGTTTGTGTTCACGTACCATTTGAGAGAATCTATTTCGTCCAGAGAATCCGGCAGATAGTGAGGAACAGTTGGGGATCTGTACCCCCACGCACGAAGCTGGAGATTCGTCGGTTGCGCCGCCGTCTCCGTCAGAGCGGGCCAGAGGAAGTTCCCTGGCGGCACCCTCGGGTTTGCAAATGTCGTTGTCGAATTGCCCACCGTCGTGTTTGTCACCGTGAGCGCCGTGGAGTTCACGTCCGTGGGCGTTGCGTCAAATTCGTTTACGTCAAAGCGAAACTTCACGTCCACATCGGGGCTGGACCCATGCACCGTACCCGCGATGCGTGTGATCACCAGCGTGTCGGTTCCATAGTTGTCCAACGACGGCAGCATGTATCCCTGCCGGAACAGCGCGGTGTCTGTCGGCATGCCGATGCCTATCGACGTAGCATACAGAAGCACGGTATCCTCGGAAACGCCCCCGGTGTTTTGATCCACGGCGATCTTCACGGTGCTATCGGACGGATCGTACCACAGTTTGCTTGTTGTCGCGGTTCCGCCTTCCGCACCTGTCAAGTCGAGTCTCGCCATAGTCCCAAGAGAATCGCTGATCCACTTCTTGACGCTATCAGCGGAGACACCGCTGCCACCTGGCGGAGCAGCCCAGTTCCCATCAGCGCGCAGGTAGTTTGTCGTCCCACCACCGGAAGCTCCAACAACGCCAGCGTTGCTCGTCCCGAATGTCTGCACCTTGCTTCCGGAGAGCGTGCCGTCGGCAAGATCGTCCAGATCTGAATCCTTTGCCTGGTAGGCTGCCGCCGCATCAGAGGGTGTGAGGTAAGTGGATGAATCGGACTTGTCCAACTTCGCCGCCAGCGATGTCCCCAGACCAGCGGTGTCACTGGGCGTCGCACTCACTACACCACTTGCTGCGCGAAGCGTTCCCGTTAATCCTGTTGGCAATGTCAGAACCTGGTTGGTATCAATCTTCATTACCAGGGTGTTGTGTGCATAAAAGGATAGACCATAGCCGGTGTTTCCATAGAGTCGGACAAACTTATCCGCTCCAGAAGCATCACCCAAGCGCCATACGGTAACTCCAGCAGAATCTTGCCCGACGATACTCAACAAAAGGTCGTCTTGATTCTTGTTATAATACGGTGTCTTGTAGAACAGCGAACCCGCGCTTGAGGCGGGAAATAGGGTGGTTAATGTTAAGCTCGTCCCTGTCGCTGCGCCAAGATTGGGGGAAACAAGTGCGCGTGTGCCGCCTGAGACTGCGGCAAGAGAATCGGCCACCCGCTTCCTGACCGAATAGGGCGTTGCCACTTCTGTCGTATCAACGGCAAGATGCAATGAGTCGGCCACCCCTCCACCTGTGATCCCGTATCCATCCGTGACTGCGGTGATGTCGCCCCCGCCAATACCATAGCCCTGCAACTGTACCCATGCCTGGATCGAAGCCTTGAGCGTGCTCGAATCAGCGGGGACCAGATATGTCCCGGCAGCCTGCTTGCCAGCGATCAACGTCTTGACGTATGCAAGGAAATTCACCGAGTCGGCCGCAGAGAGTTTGCCAGCGATGAGCTGCTTGGCGTAGTTCAACGCTGCCACAGAGTCCCAGCCGATCGTCACAACGCCAGAAGCGCCGCCGCCCGTGATCGGAGACGTGACCGACACACCCTCGATGTCGCCGCTACCCACGCCGTACCCCTGAGACTGGATCCATGCAAGGATCGAGTTCTTGAGCGTGACCGTGTCGCCAGGAAGCAGATACCCATAATGCGCCAGATACCAGTGCGTTGCCACGCGGTTGGTGTCTACCACCAGATTATCATCGTCCAGCAGAAGCTCTGGGGCCAGACCAACGGGACGTATCACGCCTCCAATGTCAGCCATGAGCAGAGTCGGGGCGCCTGGGCGCACGTAGAGACGAGCACCGCCGTGCAGGCGCAGCTCGCCCTGAACCATCGTTGTATCGCCCAGGAACGGGAGGATCTTGTTTGCCCTAATCTGCCAGTTCTGCCCGTAGGCGATCGCTGCCAGAAACATCAGGGCTATGAGAGTCTTTGCCTTGCCTGCCATGAAACGCGCGCTCCTTCTTCGTCTGCAACGAGTGAAAGACCGGTAGTTGTGCGATCGACAATGCGCGCACGCACGAGATACGAACCATCGGCGCTGCACGCGTACACGATACCGGGGACGTAGTCGCCTTCGTCGGCAAACGACGTCGCAAACAATACCGTCACGGGTGTGGTACCGACGATGGCCTCACCGAATTCGTCGTGAACGGTTGGCTCACCGGGAGTGGCCGGGGTGGTAAGTTCACGCCCGACCACTCTCGTGTAGGTAGCCACACCACCAGGATTGACCCGGCGGATCATACTATTCGACCTCGGGCGGTACGGTTGCCAGGTCCTTTTTCCGCTGGAACAACGAGATGAGCGCACCGACGGCGAACATCAGAAGACCGATCAGCACTTCCTCGATGGCTCCGGTGGAAACACCGATGGCTCCGATTGCGCCAGCGCCGACCTTCATGACCCAGCGCACGATGAACAACACGATGGTCTGCACGATTGCTTTGAGTTCAGGTGACATGATATAGCTCCTTTGTGTTTGGTTAACGTTGAACAGCGCCTATGTCGTCCCACTTCTTGCCCTTGCGGAACAGATACACTCCGTCACCTGTATTCCAGGTGCGTGCGGACGAGAGCGTGATCACGTTCGTCGCATAGTTGACTGCCGTGATCCCTACCGGACTCGTCGCGGCGATCTGGATCGAATCCCCCACCACCCCGAACGCGCTCATGCCCATAGCATCGCGGAAGTAGTATGCGTCACCCACGGTGAGCGACGTACTGCCCGTTCCGCCAGCGCTGGCCGTCGTCAACGGGCCACCGGCATCAATCAGAGGGCTGCCGCCAGCTGGAGTGAAGTCGTACAGCGTATGATTGCCCGTCGGATAGTTCGGCACGCTCGTGAAGCTCGGCGCCGTCTGCAACGAGTGCGCGTCCTTCCCCAGAACGCCAGAAGCAAAGTGCCCCTGCCACAGCGCCAGACCGGCGATCTCTTGCCAGCCCGATGCGTAGTAGCTGAACAGCGGGGTCCCAGTCGTCTGGTAATACAGGTTGTAGTCGATGTCCAGAGCGCTGTTTGAGGCGCTGGACTGCACGTACACGTAGTCGTTCACCAGCGCATTGTTCTTGACCGCGTTGCCGTAGGCCACGCCCCAGTGTGAAATGTCGGAGCAGTTGTTGGTCGTGTCTCCGGCAATGCCTCGCCTGTTGTTGATCATCGTGTTGTTGTACGCCTTCCATCCAGGCCAGAACTGCGAGCCGAAGCTCCCCGCGTTGGAGTAGAAGATGTTCCCGTGCGCCACGACATGCTTGGAGGTGTCTCCAGCGCCAACCTCGAACGCCCCGCCGGATTTCCCCAGCTCCCCAGCAGCGAGCCAGGTGGGCGCCTTGAACCAACCGTCGTCCACTCCGGAGATCCGGTAGAAGTAATTGTCTTCGACCCGAACATGTCCCGTCGCCTTGAGGTCGATCCCGTTCTCGGCGTTGTCGCGGAACACGTTGTTGCGGACCAGATGCTTGAAGTGACGCGGTGTCGCCTGCTCGGCCGCCGTGCCGTAGTACGGCTGCCACTGGATGCCGTCCTCGCCCCAGGTGTTCTCGATCAGGTTGTTGTCCACCAGGATGGCAGGCGTATGGAACCCGGCCCCCACCGTATCCCACCCGATGATGATGGCGCACCATGACTGCTTCGCAAAGTGATTGTTCTTGATCCAGAAGAACGACGTGTCGGTCCTGGCGGCAGTCATCACCAGCGAGTGCGACCATCCGGTGAGGTAGCACCCGTTCAGCGTGAACCGTTCACTGTTGTTGCCGACAGCGATGGCGCGGTGCTCGACGTACCGGAACGCCTGCGCGTTGCAGTCCTCCAGCTCCTGCCGGAAGTCGCAGTACTGGAACGTCACACCAGATGACTGCGAGATGTCCACGTGGTAGTTGTAGTTCTGCCAGTCGTCATGAATGACCCGTGCCATGGCAAACTTGATCCCCTGCACCTTGCAGTTGGTGACCGAGCTGGCCGTAGCGAAGTAATGGTCCCCCGAGCCGTTGCCCGTTACCGTCACCGCCTCTTTGGCGTAATTGGTGAACGTCACCCCGGATTTCAGGGCGATGGTTTCCGGGTATGTCCCAGCACGGATCACGATCGTATCGCCGCTGGTAGCAACGGCACGGGCACCCGCGATCGTATTGAACGGATTCCCGAAGGATCCGTCTCCACCGACACCGCCCGATCTGTCCACCCAGTACGTGCCGTCGAGCACGCTGTCGGCATAAGCGACGCCATACCCTCCGCGCCATCCGGCGGTATCAGCGGGTGCGTAGGGTGATGCAGCCGTGACAATCGCGGAGTCCACGTTCGAGATCGCAGAGCTGTTCCCCGCAACATCGGATGACCGCATCGCCACATAGTAGGTGCCAGCGGCCAATCCAGTGAGGTCAAATGCCTCGGACACACCGGCAGCTTTCGGCGTCGGTTCGTTCTCGTATTGCGTTGCGTTGGCCCAGGCCGTCGACGCGGATCCGCCAGTAACAGCGCTCAGAGCAATGGCAGCGCTTGCGTAGTCTTCCCCGTTGAGCAGATAGTTCAGCGTCATCGTGACGCTGCCAGAAGCACCATCGCGATAGCTCGAGGCACCGCACGCATCCACTCCTTCTCCGGCATAGTAGATGAAGCCCTGCGTCTGTCCCGCACCCCAGGTCGCGCTCGCGATGTCTGGATCGAGCGAATGGATGTCAATCAGGAATTCGCCCGTGACGGACGACGGGATGGTCACCGTGGAATAAGGCCACGCGACGCCCTCGCCACTGGCAGTCGTGCGCACCGCGCTGACATTCGAGAGCTTGTAGACGCCCGCAACAACCTTCGGGGTCCCGGTGTAGTAGAAGGTGATCGTATGATACCCAGCTCCGGGTTCGTCCAGCGTCCAGATCTCCGCGCGCTGGTCAAGGCGCACACCGGCTGCCTGCTGCGTGAATCGTCCGGAAATCGAACTGACGACGGAATCGCAGGTCCAGGAATTCCAGTCGTATCCTCCGGTGACAGCAACGAACATCCCGTTCGCGGCTCCGCTGGTTCCCATGTACAGGACGGACGTCACCGTAGACGTACTCTCCTGGGACTTGAGCGAGTCCAGACTGATTGGCGAGCTGGCGCTCCCCGAGTCGCCGTACTCCGTGATCGTCGCGGTCGAATACCGGATGTCGTACGACGCCGCATTGCCGGGATTCGCGTTGGGCGCTGTGAATGCAAGCGACATCTTCCCCGCACCGCCGCTTGCGACAAGGTCGGCAACAGCGTTCGGGGCTATGCGATCGCTGGTCGGATACGTCGCCGTGTCCCCGTTCTCCAGCTGCGCCTGAAGCAAAGCAACCCGCACGCGTAGCGCGGTGATCGAATCTGTAGCCACGGCGAAGCGAGAGACGGTCGAGGCTTTCTCTGCCGCCAGTTCCGATTGCAGTTCCCCGATATACCCCATACTGATCTCAAAGCCCTGGTCCGCGTAGCTGTACGCCAGGGAGTCCATCGAACGCAACCGCACGAGCGTATCGTACAGAGCCGCCGCCTGCTGGAGCGCGACGTTCAGCTGATTGCGTAGCGCAGCAGACGTATCCGCCAGGTCGGACAGCACCGTCCGCGGGGCACCGTCATCCACGTCACCCCAGTCCACGCCGAGCGACGAGTCAGCAAGCGTCGCCCTGGGAACCGCATAGGTCCCATCGAGCAGGCTGGCGATGCGTACCCGCAGTGCGTTCAACGTATCCAGCACGTTGGTGCCCCGAACATACAGGGTTTCTGCCTTGGCAGTAGTCGTACTGATGCCACCCCGCTGAGCGTAGCCGCACCCGGCGAGCACGGCTACCAGCGCCGCTACCAGAATGAGTTTTCTCATGATACCTTGGTCCCGATGGCAAGCCATCCGATGTTGGTGTCGTTCTCCGCCGGATACAGTGTGATGGCTGCGGCGGACTTGTCTCCCCCGGCCACGCTTCCCTGCGTCACGACCACTTCCATGTCGGCCTTCTGGGCAAACGTGAACACAACGTAGTTGGTGTCGGCGAATGCCCGTTCAAAGGTGATGGTCACACCAGCGGTGTCGGCCGCCACCTCCAGTCCCCAGAGAATCTGATTGGTGGATTCGACGACGCCGCCGAAGATGGCAAAGAGCGTCGCCAGCGTGACACGGCTGGTTTCTCCTGTGGCGCTGTTTCGCACGATCAGCTCGTCTGCGTTCCGAAGTGTCGTGAGCAATGTCAAGTCATTGATGCGTTTCATCGTCTATCCTTTGGAGGAGTGAGTAGTCCCGTTGACACAAACTTGTATGATCCGTCGGTCGTCGAGGCGGCCTTCGCCTCGCGCCGGAGATCCTTCGCTTCTTTCTTCCAGAAGCCCATCTCGTTGAACCTGCCGGTGGCGCCGTAGTACTTTGACAGCACGCCCGCCAGGATAGCTTCGGAATGGCTGCCCAGCACGTCTTCGTTCGAATATGTCAGCTCTTGCGGATAGACCACGCAGTCGAGCGTCAGCTCGCAGTCTGCCTCGTTGTCGTCGGTCAACTCGAACAGGTTCGTGTAGTAGCGGTCTTGGAACAGCGTGACAGTACGCCCGTTGACATCAGCGTAGAACTCGCCCGCAGTGCGCTGGTCGCGCACGATGAACACGTTGAACGGCAGCGGAAAACTGGAACCGTACTGTTCGGCATGGAGTGTTTCCCCGGCATGGGTAACGATCGGTTCTCCGCTTTCCGTGACGAGTTCCTGCTCGAAGAACGAGATCGTCTGGTGCCAGGGACGCACGTCTTCGGCATAGCGCCGCAGCTCGGCGTTCAGGTCACGCAGTACGCGCAAGCCGCCCTTCTGGGGGAAGTGCTCGTGAATCGTCTCGACCATCTGCTTGGCGTTCATTGCGCTTTCTCCTGTACGGGTGCAACCAGCCCGAGGGCCTGGAGACTTTCCATGTACAGCATCCGAATGTTCTGAAGCTGCGCCTGCATGAGACTGACGTCGGCGGTGACCCGCTTGACCTCAGCATCGAAGCGCTGCGCCTCGCCCTGCGCTATGCCCAGGTAGGCCTGCACTTCCGTCTGGTACTTGTTCAGCTTTGCCGCATACTCGGACACCTGCCGTGCCGTCTCCGCGTCGTTGTTGCGCACGGAGAGATCGGCGCTCTGCTTCGAGCTTTCGATCAGCGCTTGCAGCGTCAGCTCCACCTCGCGGGTGTTCGCGGCAATCATCTCCTTGTACACCAACGCATCGGCCTGGAAGTCCTGCACCGCCGTTGCCACCTCGGCTTCGTAGTCCTTCAACCGCGTGGCCACTTCGTTCAGCTTACTCGACGCCAGCTCGACGTCTTCCTCGGTATCGTTCAGCGTCACCACCTTGCTAAAGTCGATCGAGTGCGTCGGCGCGGTAAACGTCGGCGGATCGGGCATCGGAATGACCGCCGCCGAGGGAATGCTCACGGCGCTTGTCGCCGCAGTATGCGTAAAGGCGGGAGCCGCAGGTGCCGTCGGAACGGCACCCGAGGTCTCGAACACCAGCGCCGTCAGGCCGTCGGCAAGGGTGTTGTTCAGCTGCCGCAGACGCGCATTGAGGGCGACGTACAAAACGACCGCCTGGACAAGCTCTGCGGGAACGTTGGGAATCGTCTCGTCAAGATGGCCCACCGCGCCCTTGGGTGTCCCGACGAATGTGGCCGTACTCTGCGGATAGACATCCATCGAGCCGTTGTACCAGGTCCACGCCGGGAAATCGTTCGTCGCCCGGTAGTTGGATCCCGGATCCGTCACCAGCGGCCAGCGGCTTGCCGGAACGAACGTGGCACGGTTGCCGCCGACAGCGACGCTCCAGATCCGGTAGCTCCCAGCCGTCGGATGCGCGTTCGCGTACAGGAAGCCGGAAATCCTGGCGTACGGTCCCAGAACGTCTTCGCTCACCAGGTCAATCAGGCGATGGGCGCCCTGCGTGAACCATGTATCCAGGGCGTCGACATCGGAGAATGCACCCACATAGTCTTCCACCCTACTCATTAAGGACATCAGCGCTGTCTCCTTGAGTGATCGTTGCGGGAATGGGACTCGAACCCACAACCTCCTGGATATGACCCAGGCGAGCTTCCTGTTGCTCTATCCCGCATAACCATGCTGTCAGTTTTCCACCGTCACGGCGCCGTGAACAGTGACCTCGCCCGACGTCACATCAACGGCGGTCACGCTCGCGCGGAAACGCACGCCATAGATGCCCCCGCCGGGTGCATAGCCGATGGCTTCCGTGCCTGCGGCCCCGGTCAGCGTGTCGATGTTGGCGTAGGTCACCGTCGACGTCGGCTTGACCAGAATGGCTCTCTGGAGAATGACCGTCGCCGAATCGGACGTGGTCACCCGGAAGGTGATGGAATCAACGTCGGCCACGGAAAACGGCCGCGTTGTGATGGTCCGTGCGGCAGTGGCCTTCACGGAGAAAACCTCTTCGTAGTATCCGACGGCAAGCGCCGAGGCCACCACGAACAGAACGAGTGCAACAACACCAAGCTTCTTCATCTGTCTGATCCTTTCATTGTAGCGGAGAGAGGCCCTCCCCTGCGGCCCCTCTCCACCACATGTGAATGTTAGTTGTTGACGATGTTCATGATCGCATGACGCTCGATCAGGGTGATGCCCACGCCTTCGTCGGAGAACCAGAGGTCCTTCACGCCATCGTACGCGTTGTCGGTCTTCACGTTGGCCATGAAGGCTTCCGGACGGTACTGCGCCAGGAACAGGTTCGACGGATCCACGATCAGCATCGAGTTGGCATACGGTCCACGCATTCCGGGATCGTAGATCAGCTCAAGGATGCCGTGAGGTGTGATGAGCCGACGGAAGTTGAAGCCCAGCTCGCTCCGGCTCATGGAGTCGATCTGCACCGCGAAGCCCGACTTCTTGGCGAAGCCAGCTTCGGCATCCACCTTGCTCCAGTACGACATCGCGCTGGGACCGCAGACCGCTTTCAGTGTCCCGTCAGGCGGGAGGTACTGGAAGATCTTCTCCATGTCGTCGACGAAGTTGGAGTACTTGTACGTCTGGGCGTCGATGGTGAAGATGTTCTGCTTGTCGTTCGTGGTGTCGCTGGACCCGTACCGGTAGATGGTCGGGATGATGCCCATCGTGAGACGCATGTTCTTTCCGGCGGCGTCCGTCAGGACGGTCGAGTGACTGTCCGTCAGGCTGGTGCCGTCGATGGAGTCCATGTTGGTCCCGCCAGGGCGGTTGCCGAGCAGGAACGTGCGGTTCTTCCGGATCTTGTGGTACTTCGCTTTGTCCATGCGGAACCGTTCCAGCTCGTTGGAATAGCCGCGGAGAGCCGCAGCCGCCAGCGTGCCGGAGATCGAGACGGCGGTCTTGAAGATCTGTGCAGAGTTCCACACGACCTCCAGATCGTCCGTGAAGCCTTCGGGAGCTTCGGTTTCCTCACCGAACCCCGTGCCGATGACCGACAGAACGTCGTTGTCGGCCAGCGCAGCGGCCTTGTTGGTGGACAGGCGCGAGTTGCCCGTCGACTTCAGCGTCACCGTCCCGGAACCAACCGCCGTGACGACGGCTGTGCCCTTGTAGGTCGTGAAGGTGGAATCCCAGATCTCGAACTCGAGCTGGAGCCAGCTGTTGTCCACGCTGGACGACAGGCCGACGATGCCATCCACGGCGACGTCGGCGATGCTATCGCCAGCGGCACCATCAACGGCCCAGCTGTAGCCCGCGCCGTTGTTCACGCTGCACTGTTCTTTCACCCAGCCAGCGCGGTGTTCGAACATCTTGAAGTCGGGATCCGGAACCTGCCGGATCTCCTGATTCGCCACGATCGCCAGAAACGGCGTCGCGTCGTTCCACAGCTCCTTCACGACGAAGGGGTCGATGTGGAAGATTCGGCGTTCGGTGTACAGAATGCCGAGACTGTTGTTGCTCAGTGTTGCGGTACTCATGTCAGTTTCTCCCCTGAGAAAGTGCTACTGTTTGACTGGCTTCCGGTACTTCGCGAAACCAGCGTTGAAGTTGTCGTCCGGGGACATGGGCGCTCCGTTGCCGCCGCCCAGAACCACCGGCGGTGTTGGACCCATGTTCAGTGGCGGTGCCCCCGCACCTCCCTTGCCCGCGTTGCGTTCCTGCTGGATGATCTTGTGAAGTTTCACCAGGTGTGGAATCGACGGCGCATCGTTCAGCGTGACCATAAAGTCGTCGGCCTCGCTTGGCGAATACCCGTACTGATGCACCAGCTGTGATTTCAGCGCCGCCATGTTCCTCTGAATCATCTCCTGCTCCTGGCGGGCCTTCAGCTCCGCCTGACGCTGCGCTTCACGGTTCATCTCCTGTTTCGCAACATATTCCATCAGCTCGTCACGATACCGATCCTTCGCTACCCGGTACTTGAAGGATTCACTGTGGGGATCGTTGTACGCGTCCTCTTCACTGAAGTTTGCCGGACGCGTGGGTTCCTTGGGTATAGCCACTGGCACTACCGGAGCCTGCTGCGGTGGGGCAGAAGTCTTCCCAGACACCTGCGCCAACAGCTCTTGGTTCTCCGCCACCTTGCGACCGAGTTCAGCGTATGCTTCCATCTGCTTCAGCTTGGCTTCTGCCAAGTCCGCACGGCGCTGGTGGTATTCAAATCGTGTTGGATCCTCCTTTGCAGGAGCGACGGTCTTTGGTTCGTCAAGCGGTGCGGGTGTCACCAAATGCATGCGAGCCGCTGCTTCCGAATCCGGTGTCGCCGGAACCGGCGTTACGTTCCCAGTCGGGCTTTCCCCGGCACCAGGCACAACAGGTACATCACTCATCGTTGTCCTCTAATGAGAGTGGTTCCAATCCCATCGGCGTAGGCGCAGCAACGGGCGAACCCGTTTGGGACCCACCTTCCGCGGGCGTTTGTGCAGCAAGTTTCAGCTTGGCAAGCGACTGTGCCGCCTGCACTTTTGTCTGAGCCGTGATGTCCTTCAGCTCATTCTTGAACCGTTCGACCTCGACGCGTTTCCGATCGTGCAACGATTCACGTTCGGCAGTCTGGAGATCGCCGGACAATTTCTTGACCTCGCCCTCGAGCTGCTCGATCTGATTGGCCATCTTCGCCAGCTGAGAGAACCGCGCGAGGATCTGTTCGACATCGAAGACTTCCGCCTTCTTCAGCACTTCCTGCTGGTCGATCAGACCGCGCTCGTACATGTTCAGATAGTATTCAAACTGCGCCCACCGGCTTGACGGCAGCATCGAGCCCGACACCACGACGACGTCGTACTTGCCGACGGTGATGTCGTTCACGCGTCCCACGACGGCCTGCATGTCGTCGAAGATGGGCTGGTTCATGACCGCTTCCATCTGGACATCGTTCGGCTGCGTGAGCCGGAGCGTCTTCTGCGTCGTGTAGGTCTTCTGGGCGAGTTGCACCAGGACGCGGGCGAGCTGGTTTAAGAACTGCTCGACATCGTCCTTCATGCTCTTGATGCGGCGCTGCCCGTACTCGTCCAGGGCAAGCGTGCCCTTGTAGGTGTTGGGCGCGGCGCTGGAATCACCCTGCATCATGGCGAAGATCCCGAGGCGCTGTTCGATGTCGTGCGCCAGGGACTCATCCATGCGGTACAGTTCGTTCGGCAGCGGGACGGGCGCGGCAATCACCGGGGCCCCCAGCTCCGCGTCGTACTCGATCAGCGCGGGACCGACGGCGGTCCACTTCAGCTCGACGTCCTTCTTGTCCAGGCTGCCGCGCGGGACAAACGCCTTCACGTTGGTCGAGTTCGATGTGTGCGCCACGATCAGCGAGTTCACTTTGTTCAGCAACACCTGCGACGGGCGCACCAGGCGCACCGGGCTGATCGGGAACGGATTCCGGTTGTGCTGGTACATCAGTGGCACGATCGGATAGTCTTCCAGGGGCAGCTTGCTGTTGTACAGCTCGACGTCGCCCAGACTGAGCACGCGGTTGATCCCCGGCGAGGGAACGGCTTTGGGAACAAGCACGCCCATGCCCACCAGTGTGGCGTTGGTGCCGAATGTGGCCATCACGGTGGATCCGGCAACAGCCATCGCGTCGCCCGCTTCCGGCCCAGGGGCCGGGGCTGGCTGCTGCGTATTGGCATCGGTCGACAGGTGGAACGTTGGCCCCATCTCCTGCACGGTCTGCATCAGCGTGGCAACGGCCTGCGGATCGGTCACGATCTGCTGCTCGCCCGTGGCAGACGCGATAAACGCCACCGGCTGTTGCAGGAATGCGTCGTATTCAGCTTCTGTCAGCCACTTCTCGCTGCCATCGTTGCCGTTGAACACGTGGTACTTCAGCTCCGTCGATCGGCTGTACCGGTCCAGAAGCCGGAAGTGCATATGCTTCATGTGTGCGGCGCCGGGGAGCGTTCCGATCTGCTGCGCTTCCCGCCCGTAGGTCTGTCCGCTGGGATGATGGCTCTCGACGATGGGCTTGGCTTCTTGCAGCGCTCCGACATACTGCGGATACATGCGCTGGAACTGCTCTCCCGTGACGATGGTCGCCACGATGATGTGCGCTGCGTCCTGCCAGTAGATGTCGCGGCTGTTCGGATCGACGAAGACATCGAAGCAGTCCAGGGCGCGGAAGCACACCTCGGACTTGCCCATGTCGCCGTTGGGATCGACGTAGGCCATGGCCACACCGAGGCCGCGCACGTAGTAGTCGTCGATGATGCGCTTGAGCTGGACTGTCCCCAGCGAGGTGTCCCAGATGTAGGTCAGAAGCATCGCAAAGAGCTGGGCAATCTTGACATCCGAATCTTCCCGCGCTGTAGCCGAAAACTTCGGGCGGTTCGATGTCAGGAGCGCCTTCGCCTGCTCGACTGCCTGGTGGATCACATTGCGGACCACCGGCATCATGTTCTGCTCCTCGAGCGCCTTCTCCTCGGCGTCAGTCCACTGGACACCGTTGCGGAATTCGTCGTCCTTCAGGGCGTTGCTCGCCCAACTCAGACGGGCCGCTCTGTATTCCTCGAAGAGTTCCTGGGACAATCGGGAGTCTGGTGTGCGTGCGGGAGAACCACCAACGGTGGGATTGCGAAAGTCTCGCTCTGTACCAGTTCGCAGATCGTACAGCTTCATTCGGTCTCCACATAAAAAAAGCGAGCCTGAGACTTTCGTCCCAAGCTCGCTTGATGGTATCGCACTTGCTTGTTATCGCACCGCTGCTATCCGGTGCCTTGGAGGGCCGTAGGGTCCCCCTATGATAATGTGACGCTCTTCACGCGGTCTCCGTTGTAGTGCAACGTCAACCGATAACGGATCCTCCCTCGTGTTGTGTCCACTTCCAGCACTGCCGGAAACGCCGACTCAGGCAATTCCCGCGTAGAGCCGTCTGCAAAGACGATTCTGACGGTCTTTGCGGTCATAAAGATGGAGTCTTCATTCTGCGAAGTCAAGTAAAATCATACATTCACCCAACTTTTTTTTCTGTGCAGCCAGCCGAGGGCATTCTGCTTCTTTTCTCCCGGCTTTGCGGGGGCGGCTTCAGTCCCGTGAGACGGACGGTATACCCCTTTGAATGCGTAGTACATGGCATCCAGTAGATCTTCGTGGGCTCCTCTGGGGTAGACGATGAGCTGGTCAACGAGCGGCTGAAGACCTCGCTTGATGTAGACCTTCTTCGCTCGAAACCAAGGTTCCAGCGTTTCCAGGCGGCTTGACTTTGCCTGCCGCGGCGTGTTCTTGATTTCCAGTCCTGGTATGTACTCGTCTTGCCTTTTGAGGTAGTCACGGAGCATCTCCTGGTATCCGACGGATTCGATTTGTGTGCGGCTGGACCTGTACTCCTTGAAGTTCTTCTGGATCGCCACGGCCAGATCCATGGGCGCCATGCGCTTGTTCATCAGCGAGATGATGAAGCGGTCGTCCTTCGCCGACACCGCGTTGTTGATGATTGCGGAGTAGTCCGCCGACTGGCGCGTGGAACTCGCCGGGTCGATCCCGGTGAAGATGTTCACGGGAACAATCAGCGGGTTGTCCTTTGGGAACGTCATCTCCCCCATCTCGGTCACGTACAGAAACGCTTCCTTGTTCTCGTTCAGGACGACGTCCCCGTCCCAGTACTGGATGTCCCCCTCGCGGAAGAGCTGCGTCTCGTCGCCGATCACCTCGCACTGATACTCGCGGTACCAGTACGACACCTTGCCGATGCTCTCTGCGGTCTCCTTTTCCTTCAGCAGCGACTCCAGCGATTGCCACTCGGGCCAGAGCACCTTCAGGTTGTCCCGGTTCTCGAGCGTCAGCGGCCCGTCTCCGGTGATCGACTTGTAGTGCCGGGTGCGCCAGCCGGAGGCCTCCTTCAGCTTCATCACCATCGAGCGCTGGTGCTGCGGCGTGCCGATCACGAAGCAGCGCCCCTTGCGCGGATCGCGTGTGGGATAGAGCTGCGTCAGGAGCCACTTCAGGTTCAGCTCCATGGCCTCGACGGTCTTGGTGTTCATCAGGTCTTCTGGATCGTCCAGAAGGATGAACGTCGGACGCTGATTGCCCACCTTCAGGCCCACCACCTGCTGCCCGGTGCCGCGGCAGATGATCGCGTCGCCCGTATCGAAGATCACATAGTCCTTGGTCCAGATCTTCGCGTTGAGCTGGCCGTGGTACCCGTACATCATGCGGAAGGTCTTGGAGTACATCACCGTGTCCTTCACGGTGTCCAGAAGCCGAATGGCGTGATCGCGTGTCTTGGAGACCAGTACGACCACCTTCCTGCCGGGGATGCGTGTATCAGCGAAGAGATGGTGCAGCACGAACAGGGCTCCCACCAGCGATGACTTGGCGTGGCCTCTGGGGGCGATGATGTTCTCCGCCGTCGTCGACAGATCCATGTAGTCGTCGCACAGCTCGTAGTGGAACTCCGCGCTCTTGACGGAGAACATCCCCGGCATGACGGCCTTGCCGAAGAACATCGGGTCGGAGGACGCCCGCTCTTTCAGTCTACTCAGATTTGACATCGAGCGCCTTCTGCCGTGCGATGAGGGTCTGTCCCCAGGCCTTCCACACGCACCGGCACACGATCGGCTTGCCGTCCTCGCGGAACCCGATCCGTCCGGTGCCCCAGCACGGGTCATGCTTCTTGACGATGGTGTCGATGATCTTCTTCTCCTCGTCCGTCAATTCCTCGGGCCAGGAGTTCTCCATCGTCGCCTTGTTGAGCGCATCGCGCTCTTCCAGACTCAGGTGTTCAGACATTGTTGCGCTTCTTCCTCGCAAAGTTTTTCCATGCGTTGCAGGAGCATCGTGTTGACTTCATCGCAGATGCTCGGACGGTGTATCCGATCGACGAGACTGTGCACCATCGAGACGCGATACTGTCCGAACGTCAGCATGTGCGAGCAGTGGTCGTCCTCCGGGCGCATCTGCCCCCAGCGCCATACTCTGCCGCAATCATCGGTCATCTCTTTCCAGTCGAACGGCATCAGTCGTACGTCTTTCCGTTGTAGTAGAACGCGTCTCCGTTGAAGACAATGGGGATAACGCTTGCAGCTCCCCCAGGGGCAACAGCGATGACGGCAAAGGAATTTGTCCACTGCCTGCGCTTGGCCCCAGGCATGTATGTAAGGCCGCGAGAGGACTTGTCCCCCATAAATCCGATATTGTACGCTGCACGTGTGTTAAGTCCATAGATCTGGAAGCGGTGCGAATGGCCAAAGATGACGGATCCACCAAACTCGTCCAGATGCTTCTTAGCGGTATGGACCGGGGTCCAGAGCCCGTGCGTGACTTGAAGACTTGTACCGAGATGGTATACGTCGTCTTTCCATTGGTCGAGCACTGCATATCCCAGTTCCCGGAGCCGTAGAGCAGATTCAGGTGCCTCCAGAGCGCCGAGATATTTTCCTCTGTCGCCTCGTTCAAGCTCACGGAAATAGCGGTCCTCGTGATTGCCGTAGAGGAAGACGCGCTTGGCGTCTCTGTTGTCGAGTGCATCATCGAGCTGCTTGACGACTGCGCGCCCGATGGCGTACTCTTTCCCGAGGTTGATATCCTTGAGCATCTGGAGACTGTCTGCGTGATACGATCCGAGACTGTACATATCCATGATGTCGCCGTTGAGGACAATGCCGTTAAAGCGAGGGCGAGCTTCTCGAACCATCCGACAGATTGCATTGAGGTAGCCTTCGTTGTGCCAGGGAATGTGGACATCGCTCAGGTAGAGCCAGAGTTCATGCGCCGGATCGGGCTGAACCAGCTGCATACCGACAGGACGTCGCTCTTGATCTCCCGCACGTTCTTCATGTACTGCTGGTACTTCTCCGGGGGCGTTAGATACCGGACACACACTGTCTTTAGGCCGCATTCGGCATCTCTGCATTTGAGCATGATTCTCTCAGGTTGGCTTTCAGGAGGTGAAGGTAATTGATGCAGTCGGCGATGCGTGTGTCCAACTCGGGATCAGGCACGCCGCGTCCCACCATCGCGGTCAGCGCATCCAGGTGCTTCAGCAGGTACACCATGCAGACCTGCTCCGGCTTCAGTCCCATGCGGGAGGCAATGCCCTTGAAGTTTGCCAGAATATCAGCGCTGGCAATCGTGTACGACGGACGTTTGGCCTCAACGATGCTCTGCGCCAGCGCGTAGGTTTCCTGAACCATGTGGTTGTAGTCGTGTGCGGTCATAACCCTTTCCTTTCCAGTAAGTGCATCAGCAGAATCAGATCTTCTTTGAGGTGACGCCACCAGCTCCCCTTCCGCTTGACGGGCAACGTCGTGCCTATCCAGAGCAGCTTGGCGTTGCGGTAGATCAGCACGTCGCCTTCCACCGGGCCGGTGCGCCGTCCATCAGGAAGCTGTATCTCGACGAACGGCTTCCTTGGACTCCCAGTAGTCGCATCCGTCTTCGAGTTCTTCTTGTTTGAGGGGGATGGCATGTATGTCCTCCTTGTTCTGTGGGTGATTGCAGAGAAAATCGTTGACGAAGCGCATACCGCCCATCGCCACGTGAGCGCAGGTCCAGCAGGAACGATCACCGTCCGTCGGCATCGCTGGTGCCTTCCATCAGTCGTGGGGCTTCGGCTTGCTGCAACAGACGCTCCGCTTCAGCTTCCAGGTCACCATCGGACGGCGGGGGGAGCTGCCTGCGCGATCCACCACCAACATCCAGACCTACCAGCGCAGCCAGACGGTCATTACCCCTTACCATCGCAGCGGCATCCCCCTTCGCCTCTCCCACCTCGATGGCACGCTGATATGTCTTGATCACACTCTCCTGCGTGATCCCATTGCGCTTCAGGACATCCTCGAGTTCCTGCTCGATCATTCTCTTGATCCTTTCGTTCTTGAACAGACGGCGTAGCGTTGCCTGCGGCACCTTCTGATCGGGACGGTACATCTTCCCCAGCGCTTCCCAGTCGACCGACCCGCCCAGGATCATCTGCACGTATGCGGTGATGACATTCTTTGTCCTGGTTAACCGCGCTTCTTCCTCGTCCCAGCTCTTTCTTCCCTGCTCGTGGTAATTGCCCGAGCGCTGCCTCTGGATGAACGACAGGTGCTTCTGCCTGGTCCATGCGCGCGCATAGGGCAGCACCATCAGCGTGCGCGTCTTCCCCCCGTTCTTCGGAGTGAATTCGTACCGGGCAATCACCTCTGCCACGTAGCCATCATCGGAGATGCACCACTCTCCCGCCTTCGCTTCACGCCAGGGCTTCGCGTCAATCCCCTTCATAGCGGCCTCAACCTCTGGCATCACCTCGTAGAGCTTGAAGACACCCTTGTGCTTCCTGCCGATCGTGACAGTCTCCATCATGACAGCACCGTCAAGGCCATCTGGATATGGTTGGGTGGAACGTACAGGAAGACATCGGAGACGTCGTACAGCACACCCCAGGTGCGCTTGTAGGTCAGCGCATCGACGATCGGTGTGCGAACATCACGGTAGTGACGATGGAGGGGTTCGAGGTTGGAAACGGGCTGGCGGCTTACCCGCGATCTGTCCAGCTCATCAGTACGAAGCGGTGTGCCATCTATCGGCGCTGCTATCGTGTGACTGATCATCTACCGCACCATGTCGTTGTTCAACATGGCAACGGAAGATGGAGCGTTCAATCTGCGATGTCAAGTCTTTTTTTCGATTTCTCAAAATATTTTGTGATGCGATGTGCACAGTACAGCCACGCCGGAATAAACGGACAGGACGGAGTTCGGAAAAGTTGTCGCTCGATGTGGGCGAGAGGTCCACTCGAGAACGACTCCCCCCGTGGAGATGGTGGGGTGGGGTCGAACTGGTTGAGATTTCACCATGATTCGATTGCACTCACACCCAAACGCAGGGGCAGCCTGCACATATCACAACATTTCGTCGGAGGTGGTACTATGGAACGCATCTGGAACTTCAAGCTGTTCGTGGATGGGAAGCCCGAGACTGTGCCCGCCGAGAAGATCGCGACTGAGCACGACGCATGGGACTTCATCGAGATCGGTGCGAGCATGGACAAGGCGCCCGCCGCTGTCCTGAAGGCACTGAACTCAGCGTCCATGCAGGTCGAGAAGAAGCTGATCAGCCAGGACGAGTACCAGCAAGTCCTGCGTGATGTCGCTGAATCGGCTGAAATGCTCGAGCAGCTCATCGGTCTCAAGAGCTTGCTGATCGACAATGGCTATGCTGTCACTGGCCAGACCCAGATCAGCTTCTCTGAGTCCAAGGGAACGCCCTGGCTCAATGCCAGACTGTACCGTGTTCCCAAGCTTACCGCAGAAGAGGCGAATGCAGCCAAGGCCGCTGTCCTCTTCAAGAAGCGGTAAATCCCTGTCCTCTGGGAAGGACACATCATTCCCATCTGTGCCTACCATCCGCATCCTACATCCCGGCAACGGGGTGTAGGGTGCCTTTTTTGACCAACTGAAGCCACAGCAACCGTATCACCGAGGTCTCACGCATTCGGGACGTTGTGTCCTGAACAATCAACCACCACGCATTGTCGGAGAACGACCATGACACTCAATGGCAAACAGGTTGTCGTGCTCACCCATGACACCGTGACCACTCAGCAACTCAATATCATCCAGGCCGCGCTCAATCTCATCAGCGAAGACACAAACGACCAGCGCATCATACTCGACGAAGCATGCAACCGAGTGCGCCTCATCCAGCTCGTCCGCACCGCCTGCCCCGGCCTTGGGCTCAAAGAGGCCAAAGACGCCGTGGACGTCTACCACAATCTCACCAAGGAGAAGCCATGAGAACCTTCCTCGAACGTCACGATGATGCAGTGACACTGATTCTCGTGCTCATCTGCGTCCTGATGTACACCGTCGCTGTTGCACCCCAACCATAGACCTGGAGAACGATCATGACATTCACCGCCTTCAGAAATACCTGCACCCAGCCCACATCGGGTGTCATCGTCTTTCAATCCTTCATTGAAGCACGGGAGTTTGCACACCAGCACCCGGAGATGATCGAAACAGAGTTTGAGGCAGATTCACTCCAGGAAGCGTACGACCGCACATATGCGGAGTATGAGGAGACGCGGGACATCTACACAGAAGCTATCGTGGGAGACATCTACTGACAGAGGAACCCGATCACCGGTCCCCTTGTCAGTCACCAACATCGGGGATCGCCATCGGCGTTCCTCCGACGACCGACCTCCGGCAGTTCGTATGCCTATCAGATCATAGGCCGCGGGCTGCCGGACGGTTTTTACGTCTTCGTCCCGGAACAAACACCGCGATGCAACCGATTGCTTGACAATTTCACCACGATTGCATACCATACATAGACGATGGGATACACTTAGGAGAGAATCATGAACCACTTCCGCGTTATCAGCAACTGGTACATCCGCAGTAGCAATGCCCACGCCATGCTGCTTCACAAACGCTACAGCTGCTCGAATCGTCCTCGCAGCGTCTCCTCCTGTCTCGCGTAGACACACTTCAGCCATAGGGCTGGATTGCATCCTGAAGTAATCGACCTCTTGCTACGCTCTCGAGCGTAACACCGGGACACGCTCTCTTTGCACTGGTGCTGGGCAGACCCTCATCTCAATGCCATGGGTGGTGGAGTATTACGTCCACCTTGCCAAGAACCATGTCCTGCTGTTGGCGCCTACATGTAGCGTGGCATCGCTGATTCTGGATGCGGGTACACAGCCCACACCGTCTCCACTAATACGCGAACAGCAGGGGACAAAGATGGACCTTTCATTCTGCGATGTCAAGGAAAAAATGTTTCAGATTGAAAAGATTTCTCTTGACTTCGCAGATTGAACACCCCATCTTCACCCCCCACTTTAGGAAAGGAGCTTCATGCCAGTCGTTCTACTTCGCAAGCAGATCAATACGCTGCCGGAAGCACGCGAGGAGATTTCCAGGCTACGACAACAACTCCAAAGAACCAAAGCAGCGCTATCCAATCCCAATCCAAACGCAGCATCTATGACCAGTCTCAACTACACCTATCACATCATCACCAAAAACCCCGAGTACGCACAGCAACTCATGCAGCTCGCCGACACAATAGGCGAACCCATCAAATCACACATCCACACCATCATCACCAACGCAAGGAAAGCATATGGCCACTGAACGCTTCTTCTACAAGGTTCTGGTAGAAGCACTGCCGGGTGCTGGCAAGACGTACTCGACACGCAACCTGCCGCGCGACACTACCGGCTTCATCAACGTGGAGGCGAAGCCCCTCCCCTTCCGCGGCACATTCAAACACATGGTCATTCCGGAGAAGTTCCAGGACATCCTCGAGAAGATCGCGGAGTTCAGCCGCAGTCCCGAGATCACCACTGTCGTCCTGGACTCCTTCAGTGCCACCATGGAGCTGGCCTTCAAAGAACTGCGCCAGCAGGGCCTGAAGGGCTACGACATCTGGAGCGCGTACAACGACCGCGTCAGCACGCTTCTGGACTACATCAAGCGTTGCAAGAAGGACCTGGCTGTCATCGGCCACTATGAGATCCTCAATGTCGAGGACAGCGCAGAACGCCGTCTGAAGGTTCTGGGCAAGGCCTGGGAAGGCTGGGTCGAGAAGGAATTCACCGTCGTGCTGTTCGGTGAGCATCTCCGTCCCGATGATAAGGGCGGCAAGGGCGAGTTCACCTTCTGGGTCTCCAAGCCCGGAACACCAGCCAAATGCCCGCCAGAAGTCCTGGGTGATGACGTTCTGCGTATGCCGAACGATCTGGCCCTGTTCTACAATCACCTGTACAAGTTCCTGGGCATACCTCCTCTGGTCCCGTCCCTGAACAACGTGCAGACCACCATCAAGGAGAAAGCGGCATGATACGAGCACATCACACGCTGGTGCATATGCTCTACGAGGCCCTCTACCGCATTCGTTACGCTATCCACGCACTACCAGAGGGCTACGCCCTTGTCATCCCCGCTCGTGGGAATCTGTATCTTCTGGATCCCAACCAGCAGAAAGCCGAATTCGTCATGTCCCACGTTTCCCTGGCAGACTTCATCGCACGCAACGATACTACAGGTATTATTCCAACAGAGGAGATGCCCAAATGACACCACCCATCGTCGAAAAGCTGGAACTCGCCATCGAAACCATCTGTGCGTGTATCCGAGAACTACCGGGAGACTACCGCTTCGACATTCGCAAGGACGGTACCATCCACCTCTGGGAATGGACCGACCACGGACGAACTGGCTGCAATGTCATCCCAGTAACAGATATTCAGTCCTTTATCGAGTACCTGAACGAGCACGCAATTCCGGCAAAGTAGCTCACAACCACACACACAACAAGGACAACACACAATGGCGTTAGAGTGCAAATCCAATGGCAACGGAGGCGGCAAGGTCATTGCCGATGATGTCAGTGTCTACTCAGGCAAGATCGAAGACGTTGGCATCCTGAATGGCGTCCAGCCGGAAGGATGGAAAGAGCCGATCGAAATCGGCATACGTCTCTTTCTGGAACAGGGATCACTCTCCTTTCAGCCCGAGATCATGATCTACGGCAGGGTCAAGCGCAACGAAGCCGGTGCAGTCGTGGACTGGGGAGGAGCATTCCCGGTGCGTGACGTCATCAACCAGATCGGCGGATACGACGGCCCGATCGGTGAGAACCTCGAGCTGCCCACTGCGGCTCTGAAGCAGCTCATCGGAAAGACAGTGTACTACGTCCGGTACAAGACCAACCGCGCCAAGAACGACAACCCGAGCGAGTACTACAACACCACGTTCCGGGAAGTCGCACCGACGGAAGCGGCCATGACCGAAAAGTGGAAGAAGGCCAGAAGCAAGGGCTATCCCAAGGACTACTTCCATGCACCGCAGACACAGGCATCAGCATCGGTGCCGGGAGAGATCTTCTGATGACACGCCTAACCACGATCGACATCATCGTGGAATGGCTCCGGACTCGTATGGGCCGAGTGATCGGCTCATACGAGATCGAGACGGCAATACCGAAGTACGCCATGCTGTTCCACCAGCATCCTGTCACACCAGGTACGGTGAACAGGAAGTTCCGCATCCTTCGCAGTGACAACGACTTACAGGCCCGTTACGGCCTCATCATCACGGAAGAACCGCCAAATGGAAAGGAATCGAAATGGCGAGTGAGACCCTATACTACGAACTCGCCGTCGCAAGTTTCAGCAACAGAGCTATCTTCGTCCCAACAGACGAACTCAGAAGCCGCATAGCAGACGCAGGCGAGCACGAGCTGTACCGGTCCATGTACATGTATGGATCGGAGATTCTTGAACACATGAAGATCAACAAGACGCGCAAGCATTTTGCTGGTCGCTACTACCTCGACACGATCATCTTTGACATCGACAAAGGAAAGGAATCCAACGAAGGGACGCTCCGCCGTGCACAGGAGTTGGTCCGCATGCTCTCCAACGAATGGTTGAACCAGGAGTGCATCTGGCCCTTCTTCTCCGGCAGGGGCTTTCACATCACCACACCGGATTTCTTTGGATTTCCACAGGGACGCAACGATCTGCCTGACATCGTCGACGCGACATTGACTGCATACTTCCCGCACATCGACCCGATCTATGATGCTGGCAGGCTGATCCGCGTAGCCCACACTCGCAACCAGAAGTCCGGCAAGTACAAGATACCCTTGACGCTCGACGAACTGTTCGGCATGAAGGCCGACGACATCGTTGAACTGGCCAAGGTCAAGCGCGTCATCCCCGTGTCGCGCGAGACTCCAAACCAGATTCACACGGCCAAGATTATCGTTCCGAAAGAACAGCCCAAGAGCGTCATTCTCACCACATCCATGCAGGGCACCGATGGCGCAGAGCTTCTGACAACCCAGCATCGCAAGAACACGGACATTGCCACTGTCGTACCGTGTGCTCAGAAGATGTTTGCAGAGGGAAGCTCTACCACACACCGGCGTCCGCGTATCCTGCGCATCGCTTCTGCATGGCGCAGACAGGGCATCCCGGAACAGGCGACACTCGCCGCATGCATCCACCAGTTCAGCACGCTTGAACCGGCAGAGGTCCAGCGCGTTGTTGGAGAAGTGTACACGACGAACTATGAGTACAGCTGCCACGACGAATGGATGCAGCGGTACTGCGACTCCAAGTGCAAGTTTGCAGCCAAGAAGAACTTCACGCTTGACGTCATGGATGCCGCAGCAATGGAGAAGCAGTTCACCGCATTCGTTCGCAGCCACTGGAACGGCATGAAGCTCAGTCTCAACGATGTCTTCACGCTGCCGCAGCCGTTCAGCTTCTATCCCGGCGAATATGTCACGTTCATGGGAGACACCGGGCTGGGCAAGACGGCCTTCATCCAGAATCTCATGGTCAAGTGGAAGGTGCCCTCGCTCCTGTTCAGTCTCGAGACCAGCGCCACGCTGATGTACAGGCGGTTCGTCCAGATCGAGCACAACATGACCAAGGAACAGGTGATCGAGCATTACCAGTACAACGACAATCACCTGTCCAAGAACCTCCAGCACATCAAGATCGTCACCGTGAAACCGCAGCTCTCCGCCATCAAGGAGCTGATCACGACATCGGGGGCGCAGCTGATCGTGGTGGACGTCATCGACGCAATCGACGTGCCGTACAAGAACGAGATGGACAAGCTCAAGGCCATCGCATCGGAGCTGTCAGCCTGGTCCCAACAGTACGACATCATCATCTTTGGTGTCAGCCACATCTCCAAGAAGGCGGCATATGGCGGCGCACTCGATGTACACTCGGCTTCTGGTCCGGGAACCATCGAACACAGAAGCGACAAAGTCATCACTATCGAAGGAGATCTGAAAGCCAACTACCGCATCATACGCAGCCAGAAGGCGCGGGACGAGGCACCGTTCCAGCTTGCGACCGTGTACGATGTGAACACGTTCAGATTCGAACAGGTCACATTCTGAGGTCATGATGAAATCCTTTCCAAAACGCACCGCAATACGCCGACCTCTGAGTCCTGGTACATGCAAGAAGTGCCACAAACCGATCTGGTGGGGTAGAATGGTCGAGACAGGCAAGTTCTACCCCCCGTTCACCGACAAACACGCAACCGACTGGCATAAATGCGACGCTACCAGCGCAGAAGCATCGGCTTCCGATGAAGCGACTGCCAATGCGCTTCTCGCCAAACGGCAGCAAGATGCCTACGACGCCGCCAAAGAGCGCGACATCGAGACCGCCAAGCGTCGGGAAGCCAAGAAGACTCAGAAGCGCACGCTGGAAGCAATGGACCTCGACAACCTCATCCTCACAATCCAAACATGTACCACAAAACTACGGGCCTATGGCAGACCAACTGTTTGACGTTCAGGAGAAGGAACCGCTGTTCCCCGACTGGACTGGACCTGAAACATTCCCCGTCACCGATTTTGGCGTGGCCATGCATCTGGGGCGCATCAAGCAGATCGACCATGAGATCGAACGCTTGAAGCAACAGCAGGCTGCCCAGGACGAATGGTTCCGCAATCGGTTCCTGAAGCTGGCGGAAGCGAGGGATCACCATGAAGGGGAAACCTTTCGCACACTCAAAGAACTCGGGGAAAAGTCCTGTGCGACTCCACACGGGACGGCGACGATTCGCAAGAGCACGACGACAATCTGGCCCTCGGACGTTGAAGTGCTCGACTGGGTCAAGACGCAAGCGCCAGAAGTCAGACTGACTCTGCTCAAGACCAAGGAACAGCCCGACAAGACCGCCATCAAGAATTACCTGGCAGCTGTCGGAGGCACGCTTCCGGGGTTCGAGGTCAAAGAGACAGAGACGCTTGCCATTCGGAAGGCGTCCTGATGTTCGTGACGGCACACACACCAAACCGGCGCTTCTACCAGATTCGCTTCTGGATCTTCACTGTAGCGCTCGCGTTACTCCAGCGCAACGGCATCCACATGCAGCTCGCCGTCGGACTGGCACCAACACATTATTCACTGGGAGTCGAATTCACATTCGGTCTCTCCACATGGAACAAGAAAGGATAAGTTATGCATATCCACGATGCAAATCGCCTGCTCTACACTCCCACAGCTATCACATTCTTCACCACCACTATGGACATGCTGAAAGAGACGCTCAAGCCCCAAAACGACGAAGTCTACACGCTGATCGACTCCCTCGCAGTCGCCCTCAAGGGGGCAACCAAGGACACGATCCACAGCCGGTACCCGAATCTCACGGACGATGAATGCAAGAGTGCGGCAGCAGCCGTCATTGCCCTCACCTCTGGCTTCCTGATCGCCGACGTGTTCTCCCAGGTCGCCTCGCTGGTGAACATGGATGACACACAGATGGACGCCGCCAACGCTGCCTTCAAGGCCGCAGGCGCTTCTGGTCTGATGCGCGTCGCCAAGGCAAAGGTCCCGAAGGACGTGGCCGAAGACGTCATGGCCAATCAGGCAGCGGCCTGATGGGCGGACGCGGATCTCGCACCAAGGGATTCGGCTTCGAGCGCGAGGTCGTGCAGCAGTTCAGAGCTGCCAACCTCGCTGCTCGACGGTTCTGGGGTTCTGACGGACGTTCTGCCGGTTTCCCGGAAAAGGCCGATGTCGAGGCCGCCCGGAGAATCTGGCAGCTCAAACGCCTGAAGAAGCTCCCGGTACTGCTGAACATCCCCGACGAAATCGACGGCTACATCTGCCGTCAGGACAACTCACCGGCAGTCGCTGTCGTGCGGCTGCAATTTCTGATCGACATACTCAAGGAGCTGGATGGAAACAGGATTATTCGAAACAGAGACAGCTCCGGCGACAACGGAGCTGCCAGCGATGGATGATTTGGAGAGCAAAACCGTTGTCGAATTGAAGTCTCTGGCTCGTCACCTGGGGCACCGGGGAACCAAGATCGACTATCTCTCCAAATCTCAGCTGATCACACTCATCACCACCAACAAGGTACCACCCACCATGTCCCAATCACCTGCAACAGATGCCCCGGCGATGCTGGCAACGGCAATCACCGCCCTGGTGCAGAGCCAGGGACTCGTCACCACAGACACGCTAAACAAGCAGATCGAAGAAGCTCTGTCCAAACAAACGATGAAGGCGGAGCTGCCGGAAGACGTACGTACCACCATCGAAGCACTCAACGATGCTACCGCCACGCTTACCGCACGTGTGAAGGAGCTGAACGAGAAGCGCTCCATCGAACTGACCGTCAAGAAACTCGACGGTTCTACGCAACACCTCGGAGCAACACACAAGTCGTTCAAGGAGCTGTTCGACATTGCCAGTCTCAACCTCAACGAGAATATCCCTGCCAACCTGAACATCTGGCTGGTAGGGCCCGCTGGTACAGGCAAGACGACAGCCGCAGGACAACTGGCCAAGGCGCTCGATCTGCCTTTCTACTTCAACGGAGCCATCGACAGTGAATACAAACTCAGAGGGTTCGTCAACGCACAAGGTCAGATCGTGGCAACTGCGTTTCGGAAAGCATACATCGAAGGCGGAGTCTACCTGTTTGACGAGGTGGATTCCTCGCTTCCAGGTGCTCTTCTGGCGTTCAATGCAGCCCTCGCAAACCACCACTATGATTTCCCTGACGGTGTTCACCCGCGTCACCCGAAGTTTATCTGTATTGCTGCGGCGAACACGTTCGGGCTGGGAGCTGATTTTCAGTACGTAGGACGCATGAAGCAGGACGCAGCCTTCCTTGACCGCTGGGTACAGCTCAAATGGCCCATCGACGAGGAGCTGGAACGGCAGCTTGCCGGAAACGACAAGTGGGTAGACTACGTCCAGAAGGTACGGAAGAAGGTTGCAGAGCACGGTATCCAGGTTGTCGTCTCTCCCCGTGCCAGCATCTTTGGCAGCATCCTTCTGGCCGCGAAGATCGACCGGGACAAGGTCATCGAGTACACGCTCCGAAAGTCCATGACGGAAGAACAATGGGAAACGGTCGAGCCATGAGCCAAGTCCGCAAACATCCCGTCCTCAGCAAGAACCTGATCGTGACCGGCGGGAAAGGCAACGACATCGTCGTGTTCGATACGGTCCCCCGGTTCATCGAGATGGTGGAAGAGAACGGCTACATGAGAAACGATCTCGACAGTTGGGCTGGCGACAGCAAAGAAACCGCACTGCGCTATTCCAGGATCGGCGACAAGCGCCTGGTGCCAGAAGCACAGAAGCGTGTGAACCAGCTTCAGGCCACGCTGCCCGACATGCAACCCACCTGGTCCCCGGATATTGCAGGGGATCAGGTGGTGGTGCCGGAGTTTCTTTCCGGCATCCCGGAACACATGCGCCGCAAGATTCCCAACGAGACGATCTCCAGCCCCCTGAAGGTTGTCTTCGACACCATGAGTTCGGCTGCCATCTCGGCACAGGCACTGAAAGACCGCGGCACAACAGTGCTCGCGCTGCTGATGCGCCTCATCATCGAGCGGCCGATCGAGTTCTGGATCGTCAACGCATACTCCACCGACCCCGAAGTAGGCATGATGATACGTGTGCCCACTACCCCGCTGAATCTGGGTATGGCCAGCTATCTGCTTACCAACGTGGCATTTACCAGAAACTTCATGTACGAGACCATGGTACAAGCGTTGTCCTGGGATGGCACCTGGCCCTCCATCGCATTCAAGAATGCACACAGAAGCGGTCGTTATTCCTTGGACTTCGACACCGACGAGCATGTCGCAGAGCACACGCGCCAGTTCTTCGGACTGAAGGACACGGATCTTGTCATCCCTATTGCCATTCACAAGAGCTACACAGACATGTGGCAGCATCCCGTGAAGTGGATCAACGAACGGCTTCAGGAGTGCAGAAACTATGAAATCGCATGACGACACGCTGTTCAAGACACTCCAGATCCTTGGCTGGATAGGCATAGCGGCAACCGCATTGGCATTCCTGCTCTGGATCTTTGGTACCCTACTGATCTTCGTCTACATCATCATGAAAGGATAGTATATGTCATTTCCATCCATCGAACAGCTGCAAGAAGAATCGAAGAACCCGCCTCAAACACCCAAGAAGCTCACGCAGGTGCAGCAGAAGTGGGCACTCAAACGCATCGCAGCCATTCTGGATGCCAAGGAATCGCTGCTGCACAAAGAACGCGAGGCACAACTCGAACATGAGGACGATTTCGCAGAACGTCTCATCGCGGACTGGCTGAAACAGCATCCAGAAGTGATCGCATCCACCATCGACGCCATCGTTGCCAATCCCTCCATCCTGAATCTTGCATCCTGGCGTCCCTGGGAAGACGATGTCGACATCCCCGTCCGCAGCAAGGAGCTGAATGCTTTCAGACAAGCGCAGGCAAAAGAACGGGAAGAGATGAAGCAGACCATCGAGCGTCAGCACAAGATCTTTCTCCACAATCTGCGCACAGAAGCCGACGGTCTGCGCGATGCTATCGTCTTCATGGGTGCACCCGAAGTGCTGGCATTGATCCAGCAGTTCGAAGCATCCGACGTGCCTGCTTTCGTCAAAGACGCGGCATGACCTATGGCCGCAAAGAAAGCGAAGTACGTCGGCAACTGTACTACACTTCCGGGCGAACACGTCGAGAAAATGGTGGACCAGGCAAAACCGATCGAGTACGAATACTTTCTGCGCGTTGTCAGTCGTGAAGACCTGAAGCAGCTCTTTCCGCGCTACAGGTGGCATCGTGGATGGGATACAGGGCTGCGCCTGAAGGATGACTGGGCAGTACGGTTCTACTCCAGCACATTCAAGGGCAAGCCCTGCGTCTTCATCGACCACAGCGCCATCGAATACGTGTTTGTCTGCACCAACTAACCCAAGGAACTCATATGACCACAACCAAACGGCAACTCTCGCGGCTCGCTCAGATCATACGACTGGTAGACAAATTGGATGATCTGCGGCCAGATCGCTCGTTTCATTCGATTCGTCTCTACGGTGACGGTTCTGGCGAGGTGGTTTCCGGTTGCTATCACGAAACACGGCTGGCCAACTTCAACACCGTTTCGGAAGCACTCGCTGCATTGAAGCAGCTGGTCGCAGCAGAAAGGAAGAAGGCGACGTGAGACAAACAGACAATGACCCGATTACCCTGAGCCAACAGATCGCGGAACTCGAGGACCAGCTGGAAGATTACAAGGACACCGTCAGGGCGCTTGAACAGCAGAACGAAGAACTGAAGATCCAGGTACGCGACGCCAAGCACGTCTTCGATCACCTGTCGTACATGTGCGCTGATATGTTGAGGAACTTGTCGTGACTGGAAAGGATCCCTGCATGAAAATCATCCCATATCAAGAGATCGAAAACTGTGTGTACTGTCCCTATTACTCCACCAAAGACTACGAGGATCCATACTGTGGACACGACTCCGGCAACCGGTGCTTCACAGACACTGAACTGGACGCCATGGACAATGCCCCCGACGAGAGATTCGTACCCGATTGGTGCACACTCGAAGAGGTTGGTAAATGAGTAACCCCTGGTGGTACGAGATCCCAGAAGACAAGCTGGTCAGAGAGATCGCGACGTATCGTGCTACACCAGCGGGAGGAGCTGATGCCCGCACCGATACCGAGCTGAGACCATACGCTGTTAACACGATCATCGCTCGGGAAGCACCAACACTTGCCCGCCTCTCCCGAAAGGAGGAGAAGTAACATGACGTGGTATGGAGTAGCACTTGTGATCGTGGCAGTGGTGAGTACTCCACTTGCAACGGTCTGGCTATGGCTCTGGATCTTGGGGTGGCTGGACAAACAAGAGGAAAGGAACGACAATGGACATAGACGCACACATTGACTTCACACATCCGATGAGGGAACAGCCGCCCCGAGAACCAATGATCACCATGACGGTTCGGCAAAGAGACTACTATCTCTACCGGATCAAAGAGCTTGAAGCTGAAACTGCGATGCTCAAGGCACGAATCAAGAAGATGGGCACACACGATGACACCTAACCAGACAAGCCGTATGAAGCACAAACCGGGAACCCGCTATCGGATCGTTCTGCGCCGCACCAAGCCCAAAGACGAGAAGCTCTACTGGAGCAACCAGGACGGATGGGTGGAATCGAAGGGCGCCACAGTATTCACCGCAGCAGAACGCAAACGCTACGGGTTACCTATCAACGGAGAATGGGAGGCAGTATGAAAGTCAAACAGCTCGTACCGATACCCGACGCCAAGCCGATGGACAAGCATCCCAACTGCTGGGTCATACCATCACGCTACTTCGTCGATGGTGTTTCGTGGAAGGACGGTATCCCGCATCACTGGATTGACGTAGAGGAGCCAGAAGCCGCATGACGCTCAAAGATCTGTTGCAATATGTGGATGCACAACGGCTGGAATCTTCGGAGGAGACAATCCCTCTGAGCATGGCGCTGACCAGCCAGGTTCACATCACCGACAAAGCCGACTTCCAATACGACTCGTTGGTGCATTCGGTGACAAGGATCGAAGTCAAGGATGGCGCCCTGCGTCTTATCAGCGACATCGAGATCGGACAGGACGTGTAGTTCACTGCTGATCAGCCCGCCCCTTATCCTACCGACCGCCCTACCCCAGACCGTCGCCACTCCGTCAGGAGTGGGGCGGTCTTTTTTTTGCCCACTTGACATTTGTACGGGATCTTCCTACACTCTCATCCATGCCCTACCGAAGAGAGAAAGAGAACAGCATCCACGTCTTCTGGAGCCGGGGAGACGGAAAGCGCATCTGCAAGATCTGCCGTCGTCGTGTCTCTGAAGCCATGAAGCTTCTGGTCACCTGCGTGGATACCTACGGAGAGTCCTACCGAACACAAGTCTGCGAAGGGTGTCTGATCCGGGAATTAGCGCGCGATTCGTTCAAGTGGCGTTCGACATACGGGAAACGCATTCTCCTGCTGCACAGCGAGCTGGGGAAGCGAAGCCGAACGGATCCGGAGCACTGGGGAAAGACGTCAATCCTGTAGTCAACACGTTATACATTATTTGAAATGTGCC